TTTGGCGCATACAGCCCCGCCAGCGCGTCAGAGCGCATTGTCCGGCACCATCGGGACTGCCGATTCGTTCTGACGCGCTGTAGCGCGTTTTTTCCGCCGCGACTTGCGGCACTGGCACGTGTTGCACTTGCCGCAGTCGCAGACGATCTTCCTGCCGAAGGGCCGAACGCGAACGGCGTCCAGCCCCGCTTCAGGGATAATCCAGTCGCGCCCGAACTTCTCCGCGCCGGGGATGCGTCCGGTTTTGAGCAATTGGCGCACCCTGGGTTTAGAGATGCCGAGGACGACAGCGGCTTGGGGTACAGTCAGGTTCACGGTTTCACCAGCCCTTCTGCAATCGCCAGCAGAAACACAACAGCCAGAGCAAACGCCGTCAGGCGGAACTTGTGCTGATAGGCTACTGCTGCCTTGCGGTAGCCGTCACGCTCTGTCAGCGCGTCGTCCAACAGTTCCACGGTCTGCCGAATCTCCTGCATCACCAGCGCGTTTTTGTGCTCATGCAGCGGGCACATGAGCGACCCCGTGCATTCGAGGGCAACGCCGCAATCTTGCACCCAGTTGCTCATTTGTACGATGCGTACTGCGCCGCCTCCGTCAAGTCCGCTTTTGTCAGCGGCGCAAGCGCGAAGATGCTTCGCTGGTGTTGATTCCAGGCTGAACCGTTGGTCGCCCCGTTGAGCGGGTTTTCAGGGTGCGTAAAGTCGCACTCACTGGAATCGCAATCGTTGAAATCAACTTCCCCGCCGAAGTGCAGGACCAGCCGTTTGGCCATCGCGATCCAGAACGGCGTGCTTCGTGGCAACATGCCCCGCGATTGCTGGCGTACAAAATCGCCATTGCCGCGCCCTTCCCACTCGAAATGGTAGAGGACGTGGTGATGTGGTTCCCCGTCGATTATGACGCCTTTGAGGTCAATCAAGGCGCATTCGGCCATTGAGGACGGCTTTGTAGTCACGCCTTGCACGTCGAAGTGAAACCCGTTCGATCCGGGGATATGCACCTGTTTTGCAGGCAACCCGGCTAGAACGCCCATAGCGTTAGCGATATCCCGAATGCGTGCCGAGTTCGGCAGTGTGATTTTGCAGTCTACTCCCATTTGTTTTCTCTCTCCTCCGCCAGATCGGCGGCCATTATCTCAACTGCCAATCCGCAGGTTTGCGGGTGAAATTGTGAGCGTATCCCCATCCGCGAAACCCCTCGGCTTTGATCTGCGGAGAGCCTCCGCGTTTAGCTGATTCCGTGACCGTGTACCACCCACGGCAACCCGTCACGGTGCAGAACACGCGCTCTCCGACCTTTGCAGGGCCTGCCGGGTCATCGGTCAATGGCCAATAACCGAGAACAGGCGGCTTGATTGGCACTGGCGGTTCGGCGGGTGGATGGACCACGGCAACGCGGGCGTTAGATCCCTGTAGCTGGCGGTCAATATCGGCGCTCATTGCGCGGGTGCCTCTGTTGTACGATGCGATTCCCATAATGTTTCTCTCCTGTTTCTGGCGGGCGTGTCGCAGGGCGGCACACCGTCCGGCTACCTAGCGACCGATGCGGTTGTTCCGGCGAAAACCGTGATAGCCGGGTCGTAGCCGTCGTGATTGACCAGCCCGCGCCGGACATAATCAGCGTCACAATCGCGGACGTAGAACACGGTGTCGATGAGTTTGCCGTTGAGGTACACATTCCAGGCTTGCATTATTCGCACCTCCGATACGGGACACAGATACCCTCACGGCCCCAGTCGTTCGTTTTGCCGGACGGGACGGTAATCTTCAGGACGCAACCGCGCGGGTCGCCCTGAAAGATAACGCCGAAGCCATCGCCCAATTGCGCCACACGACGCCGGACAAGCGCCTCAGTGCTGGCGGTGCGCTTTTCGCAATACTGCTCCAGTCGCGCCTGACGCTTGTTAAAGCTCTCGTTAGTGTCCCACTGACGCCATTCGGTACCGTTGCACTCCATGACCGACAGGCGGTGCAATGTCGCGCCATTGCGACACAACAGATCGCAGATACGCGCAGCGTCTTTCCAGTTCAGCTTCGATTCGGTACAGATCGCGGATTCAAACTCCTGCCGCAATTCCAGTTCTTTACGTGTCATCGTCTCTCTCCTGCGTACTTCTGCTACACCCATATATTAGCAAACTGCAAAGCTAATTGCAATGGGTTATTTGCGCTTGCGTAATCCCCACTTCAGGCACCACGAAGTAATCGCGTATCGGGCGGCAGTGTGGAATTGCTGGTCAATCTGTTCAGGCGTAAACTGCGCCAGGTGGTCAGTCGGGATTGATCCGACCATATCGCGGAACTCAGTAAACGCAAGGTCGGAAGTTTGCCCAATGGCGTTCGATATCCCGCGCTCCCGGTGTGACGTGCGAAACGTCTGCAATTCAGCGTCGAAAATTGGCTTCAAGTCGATCATTTCCCGTTCTCCTGGTGTTCGTTTGAGGCCCCGAAGGGCGGGTTAAAGATGCTCCGTGCCAAGTGCGGGGCCATCGCCCATTTCGGTAATTCCGCGATGATCTGCGCAGCGTCTGGCACGGCTCAAACCGTCAGCGGGAACCGTTGCACCCATGTTTCGTAATGCCTGCTTGGTCGATTCCCGCATAACCACCACCACAACGCTGGTAGCGTCTCGCCCGCATTCGTGCCCGTAAGTTCCGGGTGCTGCGTACTGGCAGGCGTTACGCATTCGCCACCTCCGCAGGGGTGAGAACGACAGGGCGCATACCTGCATTCAGCGCCCGGATAACTTCGGCCTTGCGTGCCTGCTTCGCTTGCCAAATGGCTTTCTGCCCGTCCGCAATCGCGTTACAATGTGCGTCCCATTCTTCATCGGTCATATCCGGCAGTTCGATTACGATGTCCATGTCTCGCTCTCCTCGTCAGTGCCGGATTCACCGGCAGACGCCCGCAGGCGTTTCGGAGTGTTATAACGTGACCGCGAACTGCGCCGAGGGCAGATCGGCGTCTGTGTAGTTCCCGTGACCGTTTGCCAACTCAGGGAATGCCGCAATCAGAGCCGAGCGCTGGATTTCATTGCACTTGGCCTCATGCGCCTTGAACGCATCGTAACGGGCGAAACCAGTCGGCATCGCATCCAGTTGAGCGGGCCGAATCGCATCAACCAGCGTTACGAAGTGTTCGCCGCCACTCACGATGAAGTAAGAAAACTTCGCCGCAACGTCTGCCGGGAACTGATTCACCGGAACGTAAAGGTCATAGGCGCACAATGGAGCGCCGCCGATCATCCGTGTGCGAATCGCTTTTGCTTGTAAGGTCATCTCGTTTGTCCTCGTTTGCGTCTCAACTGCTTACATCTGGCAAAATGCACGGGCCGAATCAATCGCCGCGCCCAACTCCGGGTAAATTGTCACCTGATACGTTTCGTTTGCATCCGTGTCGAGCATGACAACCTGTATACGGTTATCAGCCGTCCGGTACAACTTCGCCGCCAAACCTTCCGCTTCGTTTTCGTAGCAATAAAGAAACATAAACACTCTCCAATCGGCTCAACTTCAGAACATCGAACCTGAAATTATTATGCCTGAAGAAAAAGCTAACCGCAACAATTATCTTCATCTTTTTTTTGGCCGCAACCAGCGCCCGCAAACCAGGTTCAGCAGAGATCGGCCAATTCGCTAAAATCAAGGCATGACCGCAACTTTGCCGCCTTCGGCACCAGCGCCCTACATTCAACGAATCGGCGCGCCATCCTCTTACAGGCCGGAGTATTGCGACCTCATGGTCCAGTGGTTCACAGAACGCGGACAATGCACACTGCGCCTACTCCCGGATTCCTCCGGCGCTGAACAGGCTCGCGCGGTTTGCTCCGAAGTTCCAACGTTCGCAGGGTTCGCAGCTCACATCGGCGTATCCCCTCAAACGCTTGATAACTGGTGCAAGAGGCACGAAGCGTTCTTTGAAGCACGCGCGCGATGCAAGGCCATCACTGAACAGTGGTTCAGCGTGGCGCTTACTACCGGCGCTGCGAACCCTACCGGCGCGATCTTCGTGGCGAAGAACATTCTCGGATGGCGCGACAAGACCGAAGTTGAGACGGTCACGCGAACTGAGGACTCTGAGGCCACGCTGGCCATGAAGCGCGCACTGGAGTTCGCCACGCAGGACCAGCTAGACCAATTGGGAGCACTGGTGCGGGCCATGCTGGCGAATGCGCCAGCCGGAGCGCTCGAAGCAGGAACGTCCGAAACCGAAACGCGGTAAACTCCGGCACCGATTCCACACCGATACACCCACGCGAGGTGTATTCATCTGTATAGATACCGTTCGGTTCCTATACGCATGGAGCGACACGACACGCTGCTAACGTGTTGATTCTATTGAGGCGACATATTGACGTGCTGCGCGACGGGCGCGAACGAGGGGCCGGACGCTGCGTCGGAGCTTTCCAGGTGACCACCCTACCCCACCGTCACCCTGCATTGGGAACGGCGCGGAGCGGAGGCGAAGCCGGGAAGCTCCTCACAATTTAGACCAAAAATCTGAAAATCGACTTTAGTACGCGGGGTGTACAGCGGAAACAGGGTAAACGTTGTACCTTGACAACCGTCCTTTCAGTCCGGCCCAAATTTCCAGAAATCCGTTTTCCCCTTCACGCCTGCTGATTGGCGCTTCCCTCAAAAAAAAGAGGGCTGGTTGTGTTGCTGTGTAGAAGTGCGGACTTCCGTAGTTGCGGTAAAATGGAGGTATGGAGAACAAGCGATACGGGTTGCCTGTCATGGACGACCGCCCCAGAACCAGCGGGAACTATCTTGGGCTATCAAGGGACTCTTTGGCTCCAAAGGCTCAGGCGCTAAACGTGTGTTCGCACATTCGGATGAAGCAGTTTGCCGAAGAAAACGCGAAACGGCAGCGTGAGGGGAAACTCCCGTTACGTCAGCAGGTTAAGGGCTGACTAATGGCGTTGATGCTGCACAGGCGGGACGGGACGGTGGCGGTGAGGTGTGGCCGCTGTGGTCGATTGTGTGAGGTTCCGGGGAGTTCGAGCGGGGACGCGGTTTGCGGGAAATGTGTAAGGTTGACGGTCCCGCCAAAGTTCACCGGGAGAGTGCTGACGGCGCGGGATCTTCCAAAGTTCGGTGGTCTGGGGAAATGAAGTTGCCATCTGAATATCTGTATAAAGAAACCCTGTCGAAAAACGTGCAGGTACCTGTACGAAAATCGGCGGGTTCAGGTAGATTTTTCGGGCAGATTTTCCCCGAGATTTGGGCGATGACGGAGTTGACGGCGGGGGCGAAAGTTGTGCTGGGCGGGTTGGCGATATGGGGAAAGGGCGAGGTGGTTGTCGGGTTGAGCCAGGGGTATTTGGCCGGGGTGTGCGGGCTGCGGCGTTCGACGGTAGCTGAAGGGCTGGATGCGCTGGAAGAGGTGGGCCTGATCGAGAAGTACGGAGCGCCAGCGGGGCAGGTGCAGCCGTACAAGATCCTCTATGCGCCAATGCTGAAGGGGGCAGTGCCTCAGTCTGAGGTTGTTATCCGCGAGAAGGAGCGCAAGGTGCTAAGGCCGTGCGCCCAGTGCAAAAAGCCATGCCGCCCGGAAAAGAAAACTGGATGGTGCCGGAAGTGCCGGCAGACGAAGGAGCGCGAGGCCGATATGCGGCGGATTGCGCAAACCGTTGTGGCGCAGGCTGTTGCGGAAAGGTTGGCAGGATGAAAAAAAGGTACATTCACACTGTTGTTGAAATTGCAAATAACGGGGCGCTCCTTTGCATGGCATGTGAACGTGCCGGATTGCGTAGCGCCGACTTGAAATCAATGGTGCAGGACGTAGTTAGTCATGGGGTTGAACTCATAAACCCATCAACAGTGGCCCATGCAAAGGCGCTCCCGGTAATTTTGCAAGAAGATGGGCTGTTTCATGTTTTGACAATGGAGGAGCGGCGGCGTGGCGTATTAGGTTGGTCGGACTGGTACCAGGAAAGCCTGACGGAATACGAAAACCTGGCTTCAGGAATCCTTGCTGATCCCACCGTCAAAACCATCGACGACGTTACGCGGCGGATCATAGAGACAGTGGATCGGTCGGCTTGACCTGCGGAGCCTGCGGGGCCGAGGATAAGCCCGGTTGCGGCCCATGCCTCGACTCCTGCCCGCACACGTTCGAGTTCCCGAATCTGACTTGCGGAAGTGCGGAGATTGGGGCATAGTGGGATTGTGCCACCTTCAAACACGGCTGCCAGTGTAGAGTTACGGCGTTACGGAATTGAGTTCGCCACCTTGGCCGAGAAGGACGGGCGGTTCTTCGTGCATTGGAACGTTCGCCCCGGTGGGCACACACAGTCAGAGGATTTTGGATTGCAATGAGGATCTACCGCCGCGCCGAGTTCCTGAAACTGCCCGAAGGCACGTTCTTCTGCAAGGGGGAGCCGTGGGTATTCGGCCCGTTGAGCGTCAAAGGCGAGACGGTCACCTTTGACGGTGGCCGCGACTTTTTCTATCAGCACTTTGATTGGGTGGATGGCGATGATGCAGGGGAGTGCTTTGACCGCCTTGAGCGAATGCTGGCACACGGCGAGGCATACCCCATGATTAACGGGATCACCCGCGACGGCGGATTCAATGACGCCGCGCTGTTCCTGGTCTACGAGAAGGCCGACCTGCTGCGGATTCGCGAGATGATCGACGCGGCGACTGCACTTCCGTAACTCCGCACTTGCGTATGTGCCACGTTCAGGGTAGAGTGAACGTATGCTCTCATCCGGGAATACTCTAAACCAAAGTAATAAGGGGATTGCGGGATCTCTTCAGCAAGCGCAGCAATATGGACGAGACACTGCGCCACGCGAACCGAGCCTGAACGACAAGGCCAGCGAAGTCCTGAAGTGGGTAGGCGAACTGGAGCGGCGAATGGATGAGATCGTATCTTCCACTTTCATCCCCTACGTTTCGCCAAAGACCGTGGACGGTAACAATGCAGAGCGTGCCACTGAACCGTCGCTAGAGGAGAAGATTCATTTTGCCAGCACTCGCCTAGCCTCGCTGTGCGGGCTGGTTGCCACTATGCAGCGCAAGTTGACCGGGCAGGAGTAACGGCCCCATGCCCGTCACCGAAACCGAGCACGAGCAGCGCATAGAACGCCAGCGGGAGTACCGCGAAACGTCGCCTGCGCCCGAGGATGAACGCCTCGCCCTGCCGGGGCCGATGCGCTACCCGGACGCACGCCGGGAATCCGTGATCGAGTCGGTGTGTCCGCGATGTGGGGCGACGTGCGAAAGCGCCGAAGTGGAGTATCGTTGCGGCTGCGGACAGGTGCATGAAAGGATGTGGTGGTGAAGATGCGAGAAGTTTCAAGAATTTTGGCGGCAGTAGCACTTATGATTATCGGCGCAATCGCTGCCAATGGTCATTCAATTGGCGTCATGGGCGGACTGTCGGTAATGTTTGGCGGGTTGTCATTACTAACATCTGGGAACAGAGCAAAGTGACTCCGACCGACGTTCTCTGGGCGCTGTTCTGGCTGTGCGCGTTTGTTGGGTTTCTGCGGGTGGCTACGAGGGGGAAGAAGTGAATTGCCGAGGCTGTGGGGCAACTGAGCTTTTGATGCCTTTCAACTTTCATGGCGAGATCGGCGTTCCGGTTTGCCTAAAATGCCGCATCGACTGGTTTTCTCAAGGGATTATTGTGCGTGAAGAAATTGTGGAGAAGCCAAAAGAATGACCCTACCGGAAAAGTACATAGGCAACGCGCCGCCCCCGCAGCCGCCGACCGACCACGTCCACAAGCCTGAGTTCTGCTGGTGGTGCCAGAACCTGCGGAAGGCGCTGAATGCCCAATAAGCGCGTCCTGCGGCCCTGTGGCTGGTGCGGCGTCCCCCAGACGGCACGGGAGGACCGGAAGCACTTTGCGGTCTGCCCCAAGCGCCCGAAACAGATCCGCAAGGCGCAGCAGCGGTTGCGCGACTTCAACGAACGGGAGCGTGAAAGATGACCGACAACAACCCGCCGCTGACACAGATGGACCTGTACGCTATCGGGCTGCACGCCACGCCCGAGCAGGTTCAGGCGATCAATAACATCGTGGACCTTAAGGTTCGCAGGGAGCGCGAACGCTGCGCTGACGTTGTTCGGACAGCCTCCATCGAAGCCGGGAAAATGTGTGGCCGAGCCGACGTTGCTTGGCATCAAGTGCTTTTGCGGTCCTTGATCGGGTGGATAAACCCAGAAGAAATGAAGTGCGGCACTTCCCGTGAACAGGAAATGCAGGATGCCATTTCTGAAGCGGAAATGAACATGCGTGAACGCTGCGCCAAGATCGCGGACGGATGCGGCTGCATGGATTCGTTTGGGCGCGATCAATGCGGATGTGGATGGATAGCTGACAAAATCAGGAGCAACGAATGAGGAACGACCTTATAACTGGCTACCCGATTGAGATTCCGCCTGGTGTTGCCGCGCAGAAAGCCGCAGTCATGCTGGAGATGATTGACCTGCCGCATGGCGTCCGGTGGTTTACATGCGCGGACGGGCGGCGAATCATGGAACGCCGTGGGTCCAATCCCGATGAGCCGATTCGCGGCCACTGCGCTGTGCTGGTGAGTGAGTCAATGACCGAGTGCGACCTCGCGGAACTGGGGCGACAGGTCACCGCATCGCTCATGGAGATGGCATGACACCAGAACAACTCTACGACGCGCACTGCGAAACTGTCGGCGGCGGAAAGCTCGGCCACGTTCACTGGGGCGATTTGCCGCTGGAGACGCGCATTCAGTGGCAGCGGTTCCACCGGATGCTGGAAGCGATGCTGGTTAGGAGGGTGGAATGAACGGCTGGGTTCTCATTGTTCTTGGCACGGTTGCGGGGATTGTTGCGGGGTGCTTTTTGGTGGCGCTGTTTCGACTGAATCGCAGCACCTTGCCGCCACTTCCACCTGACCGCAAGGTGACGAAATACGGCCAGAACGCAATGGGGGAACTATGGGATCTCGAATGCGGCCATCAGGTTCGGATTGTGATGCACAAGCCAATAGCCATTGGCTGCAAGCAGTGTCAGGAGGCAAAGTATGGCGAGTGACTCAGTAGCGCTCGATGAAGTCGGCGTGGAGTGTCCGCATTGTGGATTTACCCGAGGGGACAACACGCATCCAGCAGACCGGCTCTTTCGCATGTTCCAGTACTACGAATGGTGTGAGGGGATTCAGAAGTTTCACCTCAAAGCGTCACTTGGCGACAAGTGGCCACGCAAGGCCGTCGGCGTTGATCGGGATATTTCCGACGAAATTGACCTCGCTATGGCCAAGTGCCAAATACAGAACGCTAGTCGGGAATCGTGCATTAAATCCACAGGGCACTACGGCCCATGTTCGTTTGATCGGTCGGTACCTGACGTTATTGCTCCTGCGATAGATTTTGACGAGGTTCTGTCAGCGGTGAATCATATCGGGGGCAAGTGACCATCCAACTTTCCCCGCCCCTGCCATTTTGGACGCCGAAAGGTTTCGCCCACGCCCACGTCATGCTGGACTACGGGCCAGATCACGACCTGCTTTGGGTTTGCTTCATCGTCGCGACCGGGGAGTGCTGGACCTACCAGAACAAGGACATCCGCATGGTGGACAACGAGACTATGGGGCGTCATCAAGCCGCAACTGCTCGGCCTGTGGAGCCACCGCAGCCACCGGAAGGTGAAGTTTTAGCCTCAGAGCGGCCAGCACCAGCGACATAACGGCGGGGCGGGTCATGACGTGGGCGGTGGATCTGGACAGTTTCATTCCGCCACCTGAGAGGCCACAAGCCCCGCCATCGCATTGAACAGCCACTTACCGCCTTTACGGGTTCGATAGCCAGCCTCGTTCAACTGTTCGGCCATTACGCGGTAGGATACCCCATCTTCACGCATCTTCCGCGCTACTTTGATCGTGTGCTGCTCGGCGGGATCGGGCAGCAGCGGCATTCTTTGGCGCTTCCCGTTGACTATCGGCCTCTCTTGGGCGCGAAATCCGTAGGGCGCGGGACCAGCGGGGCAACCGGAACGTTTGATCTGCTGAAGCGCGGTCGCTGTTCGTTCGCTGTTTGCCTCACGCTCAAACTGGGCATAAAGCGCCGTAATCCCCATCATAAGCCGTCCCGACGCCGTGCTCATGTCGAAGGATTGGGCAATCGAGATAAACGTCACGTTGTGCTTCGTGAACAGCTTAATCAGGTCGTCAGTATCCCGCGCCGACCGGGAAACGCGGTCCAGATTTGTCACGATGACCATATCGACCTCGTTCGCCCGAACCATATCCAGTAGCCGCTTCATGCCGGGGCGGTCGAAGTTCTTACCGCTTTCGCCTTCATCGGTAATGATTTCGGTGAGCGTTACCTCCTTCAGGAGCGCCTGCGCCCGAATCTTTTGCGCCTGAGCCTCAATCGAAGCCCCGCTCTGGCGCTGCTGCTCAGAAGAAACTCTGGAATAGCCGTAAACCCTCATACGTATATCATCCGTTAGTTACTATACGCCCGTCAATAGGTACTTCCGCATTTCCGTACTTGCGCACCAGAACATTTTCCCTGTATCCTGTTCGTAGCGAAACGGTCTGGGCCGAGAAGCGCATCCCAGTGCAGTGGCAAGACCAATTCGCTATCCCGCATTACCCCCACAAAATGACGACCCAATCCGCCAACCTGCTGGAACGAATCCCGGCGCTGCCGATCCGCGTTCAGCGTTTTGACAAAACGACCTATTGGGAAACTGACGCCGAAGAAATGCTGCGCATGATTAAAGCGGGCATCGTGGAGGGCGTCGGCCCTCGCTCCGGGCGCATCGACATTCTGCGGGTCACGGTAACGCAGGAAGTGGCGCTGGACCGGATGAAGGCGGTTCCGGTCGAGAAGCGGCCCGAAGAATCTGCCGGGTCCATTACGTCGATGGCCTCCCGCGAAGTCTATCGGGAAAAGCTGGAGAACCACTGGTGCTGGGCATTTAAACGCAACCGTACCGCGTTTGCGTAAGCCATGAACTTCGCCGGGCTTGATCTTGCGGGGCTGGACCTTGGCGAGATTAGCAAAGAGATTGAACGCCAGCAGGAAAAGCGGCGGTACGACTGGAAACTGCAGGCTAGGCCGAAGCAGTTAGCGCCACCGGGCAAGTATCGCTATTTCGTGGTGATGGCGGGACGCGGCTTCGGCAAAACGAGGTGCGGGGCCGAATATATTCGGCAACTGGCAGAGGGCGGGAAACACCCTATCCTGCACATACTTGGGCCGACCGCCGCCGACGTGCGCGACGTGATGATCGAAGGGCCAAGCGGCATTTTGTCGTGTTCGCCGCCGTGGTTCATGCCGGAATACGAACCGTCGAAACGCCAGATCAAATGGCCGAATGGCGTGATTGCAAAGACGTTTTCCGCTGAGGAACCGAACCGCCTACGTGGTCCGCAGTGCTACGGCGGATGGATTGACGAAATCGCGGCGTTTGATGACCCCGAAGCGTTTACCCAGTTCAAGCTCGGCTTCCGGCTTGGTACGGACCTTCGCTGCATCATAACGACAACCCCGAAGCCTTGCGCCATCGTTCACGATCTGGTAAAGGACGAGAAAAAGGGGAAGGCGATTATCGTTCGCGGTTCGACGTATGAGAACCGGCAGAACCTGGCCGAGGACTTTTTCGCGGATGTTATCTCGCAGTACGAGGGCACCCGACTCGGTCGGCAGGAACTTGAAGGCGAACTACTGGAAGACACCCCCGGCGCGTTGTGGAACACGGCGCTGATTGATAGAACGCGGATCAAGGACCGTGCGGACCTTCCGCCGATGGTGCGGATTGTGGTTGCGATTGACCCTTCGGTAACGGCTAACTCCGGGTCCGACGAATGCGGCATCGCGGTAGTCGGCAAAGGCGTTGACGGCGACGGGTACATGCTGGAAGACCTTTCCGGCGTTATGACCCCGAACGAATGGGCAATGGCTGCGATTGCGGCCTACCACCGGCATTCCGCTGATGTGATCGTTGGCGAAACGAACAACGGCGGCGATCTGGTCGGGAATACGATTTTGGCACTGGACCCCGGCGTTCCGTTCCGTAAGGTGACGGCGTCGAGGGGCAAGCATCTTCGGGCTGAACCGATTTCGCTGCTTTCAGAGCAGGGGCGGTTTCACCTTTCGGGCAACTTCGCCAAGCTCGAAGAACAGATGTGCGCTATGGCATCTGACGGGTACACCGGCACGGGTTCGCCTGACCGATTGGACGCAATGGTGTGGGGTGCCAGCGAGGTAATGCTGGGCGGCTCAACTGTCCAGATGTTCCCCGACTTCAGGGCAGCACATCGCGGTAACGGGGAACCAGAGAACGCGGTTCACGTTGTCGAGATGGGCGAAATGAAAGACTGGTGGCCCCGCTGGATTTCGGTTTCGGTCGGCAGTTCCAGTGCCGCCCATTGGTGGTGCCGTGAGCCAGTGCAACCCGGCAAGGTTGGGTCACGGGCGCGGATCTATCGCGAGTATCTGGCGCAGGACGTAACGCCTGAAGAGTTCGGCGCGGAAATCGCCCGCCGCAGCCAGCAGGAGTCGAAGCTGGCAAGCATTTTGCCCGTATGGATGGCTGAGAGCGCGTTTGATGGCATCCAGGGCAAGTCAGTAGCCTTCGCGGTTGCCGAAGGCATACAGAAGTCGCTAGGCCAGCACAAAGCGTTTTTATTCGTGCATACCGAAGAGGAGCGCGGGATTTTGGACCCCGATCTTCGCTGGCGTGCTTTCAGTTCACGGATGGACCGGATGCCGACTGGGTTTCTCAGTTTGCAGCCGATCAAAGGGAAAGAACAAGCCGGATGGGATGTCGTGCGGGAAATGCTCCGCTGGCGTCCTTCGGTGAGCGGTCGTATGGAAGGCCCGGATTGGGACTATGCAAGGCATTTGGTCCTGACGGATTACCCGGCATACGAAAAGTACATTGCCCAGTTCAAGGAACCGGAAGTTGAGGTTCTTCCCGAACTGCTGATTTCCAATCAGTGCAAGGGGGTGATCCAGGCCATGAGCGGTGCGGTGCGGACGCAGGATGATTCCGCACTGGCGATGGGCGGCGGTTCGTTCGTATTGCAGTCGTTGCGGATAGGCGCGTTGGCGTCCCGCGAGGAGTCAGTGCGGGAACCGATGGCCGAGTACGTGGGGCGAAAGCTCGACCAACTGCCTGAAACTGTTTCGGCTACGGCGCGGCACATGGCGGCGCTGAAGGCAGAGCAGGACTGGAGCGGGAAATACGGCATGGGGCCGATCAGTTTCGCACGGAGACGTAAATGACATTCGACATTATCATCGCGGCGATGGCCGCAAAACACGGCATCAATCCTGAGTGGGGTGGATGTCGTCCGGGCATCCTCGGCACCGTCCAGCACGACTACGAGTTTCTTGTGGGGCAGTCGGTTGCCAAGTTCAGCACGAAAGAAGTTGATGAGGCGGTAGCGGAATGGAATGCTTCCGCGTTCGCACTTCACGCCAAGGTGTTTAACGAATGCTTTCAGGCCGAACCGGAGCCGGAACCCGTGGTCTTCACCGCCCCCGCCGAAGCGCCTGCTGCCGAGCCGGTGGCCGAACCTGAACCCGTCGCGCCTGTCGAAGCCCCTGAACCCGAAACTCCGAAAAAGAAGGTGCGCAAGTAATGGAACCCACCAAAAAGGGCGTTGACATCATTATCGGCGTGGGCAAGCCGAAGTTTCCGCGCCCGCCGATGGACATGAAGGCCCCGAAGCCCCCGATGGAAGCCGAAGAGGCCGAAGTTGAAGAAATGCCAGACGCGGAATCGCGGGAGTCTCGGCGCATGGCTCGGCTGGAACGGCTGATTGAGCGCATCGCCGAAGTGCTTGGCATTGAGGCAGAAGCCGAAGAGGGGCCTGAGACGCAGGCCGAAGAGGCGGAAGAGTACGAAGCGTGACCGGATTCATTGAGATTGGCCGCATTTCTGACGACAGCAAGACGACAGTCCGAACCTCGCTCAGGCTGTCGGCAATCACCGAAGTTCGGGACAGCGAATTAACTGATGCGGGATGGACGCAGCCCGCCGTTGTTTTCATTGGTTACCGTTTCAACCACATTTCGCAGGAAGATGCTGACCGCATTCGCGAGGCGCTGAAATGACCGGATTCCTGCGGCTGTTCGCTGAGTTCCGCGACCTCGAAGCGCGTAACGCCTTCCTGGAAGCGAAGAACGATCAGTTGGTGGATCAGTGCTCCTCCCTTTTTGACCAACTAGCGCAAGCGCAACACCGCATTGATACCGCCCACCGTTCCGAGATTGACGCGACCCGCAAGATGACCGACTTTATCGCGGTGGACCGCTTCAGCCGCCCGATCTTCAAGCTGGCCTCGCCGATTCCGGCACCGCCCGACCTCAGCGCGATCCCGACCGGCAAGCCGCAAGCCCGCGACCTGGCCGCGCAGATGGAACGCGAGTTCTTCAAGACTTACGCGAAAGCACCTGAACCCACGCAATGACCGAACTAGGGCCAGCACAGACACCGCCGACCGAGGAGCAGCTACTTGCTGCGCTGAAGCCCGCCCTGTCGAAACTGCTGGAATCGGACGTTGAAGGCGATTCGTCCCCGGAAAAGATATGGCAGTACAACAACGCGCAGCGGAACTCTCTCATGTTTCGCGGGATGCAGTTCATTGCCCCCGTCATGCGCGACGGCGTTTCGTCCTACGCTCCCATCGGCACCGCTTACGGCTCCTACGGCGCGGGTGGTGCGGGTGACGACGACGGCTGCTATGACTACACGCGGAACATCTTCCGTGGGTACGGGAACAAGTTCATTGCCGTCATCGGACAACGTGCGCCGAACGTTACGGCCATCGCGGATGATCCGAATGATGAGCGCAGCATCCGGGCGACCCGGACGGCCAACGAGTGCAACGCGATTCTGAACTCCTGGTGGAACGTTGACCAGAAGAATATCGAAGTCGCCACGTACAACTGGATTACCGGCCCCGCGTACATCTATACGCCGTGGAACGCTGATGGGCTTCTGTACGGCTTCCGCGAGGAGCCGAAATACGAGGCGCAGCAGCAGCCGTTAGGCGAGCCATCGTATCGGTGCATCCAGTGCGGTGCAAGCGCCCCAGCACCCGGCAACTGCCCGCAGTGTGGGTCTCAGATCGGGCCTGAATCTCTGGTTGAACCGGAATCGGCTGAAGTTCCGGTAGCGACGGGCGTTACCCAGTATCCGAACGGTCGGGTTGAGTGCTATGTTCTCGACTCGACGACGGTAACCACCCCGTTCTACGCAAAGAACGACCTGAAGTATTGCCCGTTCCTGAAGTACGAGTACGAGGAGGAGCGCAGCACGCTCATCCACATGTACCCGTCGCTTCGGAACAAAGGTGAGGATTTCGGGTCCAACGGGTTGGCTGCTGACCGTGGCCGTCAGGTGCGCGATTCGATCATCTCCCCGACCGGCTCCCCGATGCGCAGCACCACGCAGCATCGCTGGCTGTTTTCGCGGACATGGCTCAACGCAAAGAAGTACGCCGCCATTCAGGACGAAGGCGTGCGCAAGGCGCTCGAAGAGAACTACCCCGAAGGCATCAAGATCACCCGCGTTAACGGGGAAATCATGGAACTGGAGCCGGAACGCCTCGACCACGTTTGGGCGTCCATTCAGCCTTCCGCTTGGTCAACACTGAACGCGGACCCGGTCGGCCAGGATTTGGTTTCGGCGCAACTGCTGACGAACCACATTCTGAACATCGGCGCGGAAACGATTGAGCGCGGCAACCCGTTGACCTTCGTTGATCCCCGCGTCGTCAACCTGACAGCCTGGAACAAGCAGAAGTCCCGTCCCAATCAGGTGATTCCCACTTTGGCCGCTGTCGGCGCGACTTTGGGCGACGCGTTCTACCAGACGCAGCCCTCGCGCTTCTCCGAGCAGATGGAACCCTGGATTGCGTCGGTTGAAGCTGGCGCGGTGCAGGACGTTGGCACGCAGCCCCAAATCTTCGGCGGCGGCAACGCCTCGACGGCGCGTGAAGCCGAAATCAACAAGAACGCGGCCATGATGCAGTTGGGCATCATCTGGATCTTCATTCGCAAAGGGTGGGAACGCGCCAAAGAAAACGGTGTTCGCCAACTTGTGAAGTACGGGCCTGCGATGATCCGCGAAGGGCGCAACATGGCGGAACTGGCGGAACTCACCGCTGGCTCTTGGCACTTTGAGGCCGACGAAGCGATCCCGACCACATGGGGTCAGCAGCGTGACTTCCTCATGTTCATGCTCGGCCAGCCCGAACCTGTCCAGCAGGCATGGGGCGTTACCCGTCCTGAGAACATCGCGCTCAACAAATCGCTCATGGGCATGGAGGGGATGTACACCCCCGGCCTCGATGACGCGGACAAGGTGCGGGACACGATCCAGAAACTCCTGCAAGCCGCCCCGATTCAGCAGCAGGGACCGGACGGCCAGATGACCTTGATGCCGTCGATCCCCGCCGACACGTTTGAGGACAACCCTGAACTGGTTGTTCAACTCGTGCAGGGATGGGCGCAGAAGGCTTCGCTGACTGGTGGGATTCGGGAGATGAACCCAGAGGGCTACGCCAACGTAATTAGCTGGGGCACTCAGTACAAAAAGATGACGGAACCGCCTGTTCCGCCCCCGCCGCCGATCACTCCCAAGGTCAGCGTATCTATCAGCAGCAAGGATTTAGCCGCCAATCAGACGCAGGCTGTGCTGGCAGACGCCAACGTGCAGATTCCGCCGCCTGAGTTCCCCGGTATGCCGCCAGCACCCCAGCCGGGGATGCCGGTGCCACCGCCCCCACCGGGCGGTATGCCCCCAACGATTCAATAAGCCACGAATGGGCTTAGCTCAACCAGAAGTTAGGAGAGCGCTTCGGTCGCTGTACCGAAGAGATACTGGTGCAAATCCAGTAGTGGCCATTCCTGAAGTGGAGTAACTGTTTAGTTCAGGTGAGTCCAAAGGGCTGTGACACGGCCAGCCACGCCGACTAAACATCTCCACCAAAGTTCGCCAGCGTTAACCGCTGGCACGCGGGACTCGGTAACGGCCCGCACCCTCTCAACCTCGGCAGCAGCCAGGTAAAGGACAAGAACAAATGACGCCAGAAGTACCAGTTTCCCCGTCAGCGGACGCGGGCAGCTTTAGCAGTGCATCTTCCTTGCTGGACTCGGTTCTCGATGCGCCGACTCAGCAATCCGCCCCGGAACCTCCGCAGCAATCGGCACCAGAACCGCCCCCTGAACCAGAGCAGGTGGAACAGGCCGAAGAAGCCCCGGAGCAGGTCGAAGAACAGACCTCCGACGAAGAAGCCATTGTTGACGACGACAACGAGGCCAGCGAGGAGTTCACCGATGACGCGGGACGCAAGTACTACAACGTCAAGCCCAACCGGATGCGGGAGTTCGTCAACGCGAAGAACTACCTGAAGGCGGTTGAAGAGTTTGCACCGACAGTGGAAGCGGCGAAGGCGAATTACGAAAGTGCGTCGGACTTCCGCGCCATGCAGGTTTTGTTCGACTCCGGGCAACCGGAATCACTCAACCAGTTCATGAACTACTGGGCGACCGGGTCGCCTGAAGGTTTCGGTGAGATGGCGAAAAGCCTTCCCGCGTTTCTTGCGTCTCAGGCGGGGCAGAATCCTGTTGCCGCTCAGGCGTTGCACCAGATTGAATCGCAGGTTCACCGGGTTACCGTAGCGCGGGCTTACGAAAAAGCTCAGGCGACCGGCGATCCGAAAGACCTGTACGCGGCTCAGTCCATCGACTTTGCCATCAACGGAAAGTTCCACGAATCGCTGGACAAGATCCCGGCGCGGCAGCAACCGCAGCCACAGGATCAGATCCGCGTTCGTGAACAGCAGATCGAACAGCGCGAACAGCAGTTCGCCAATCAGCGTTGGCAGGACTTCGATAACCAGTACATCACTGGGGCGAAGGACTCAGCGCTGACAGCAGCGGTCGAAGCAGCTTTTGCGCCAGCAGCATCCGCCTTCCCGGCAGGGCTGTTGAGCGCGGCCAAGCGTGAGGCAATCGCGCAGATCAAAGATTCCATCGAGAAGAACTTTGAGTTCTCTCGCAATCAGAAGGTGGAAACCAGCGACATCCAGCGGGATCTCGTCAGGGCCATCAGGTCCGGTCAAACAACCAACCTCGAACCACGCGCAGCGCGTCTGGTTGAGGAGTTCAAAGCCCGCGTTAACCGCGTGCTTCCCGGCATCGTGAAACCGCTGATTGGTGACGCCACAAAGAGCGTCATGCAGCAAAGCCAGGCGACCCACAATCGGCTGGCCACAGGCGCGAAGAAGGTAGCCCCCGGCGCAGGTGGTAAACCCGCTCCCCGCGACATCTTCAAGCCGAACTGGAAGTCCGCAAGTGAAGGGCTTGACGCTCTTCTCGGCTAACCCACTTCAGGAGTCCCATCATGGGCGTTTCACAGATTTATGCAGTAAGCATGGAAAAGGTTCGGAAGAACCTCCCGCAGCTTCTCTCCCTCTCCCACTCGGCGTTTCTCAAGGAACTGAAGAAAACTCCGGTTGAAAAAGTTTCCCCTTGGTATGCTGGCTCGGGCGCTGTCCTTGGCTATCGCATCCCGGTTGAGCAGTACATGGGTGGTTCGTTCGGCGGCATTTCGCTGGACAACGCCGCGTTCCCTGACGGTACGCAGCCGACCTACCAGTACATGACCATCGGGTACACGGCGGTCACGCTGTCGTATAACCTGCCCACCATCTCCATCGACGGCACCGCTTCGAGCGATCAGGCGACCGTGAATGTCTTCAAGAGCACCATGAAGAACGCCATCAAGTCGTTCTCCGCTTACGAAGACTCGCTGGCGTTTGGTTCGGGCAACGCGGTGCTGGCGACTGGTATCGGTTCGGGCGCAACCCCGGCTGGCACTGACCCCCTGTACTACCTCGAAGCCAACTTTGGCCCGCAGCGCCTGGAACTCGGTCAGGTCGTTGACGTGTACAACGCTGCCGGTTCCAGCAAAAAGGGCACTGCCCTGACCGTTACCGCCATTGACCCCGTCAACAAGACGGCTCAGTTGAGCGGCACGGTTACCGGCCCGGCCAACAGCGACGTGATCGCGGTGGCGAACTACAGCGCCACTTTGGCGGCTGGCACCACCCGGTACGGTCTGTACAACTACAACTCGTCCACCACTTCCGGTTCGACCCTCGGCCTGAGCCGCACGACCGTTCCCGAACTGGTGACCCCGAACTACACCGCGTCCGCTTCGCTCACTTCTGCGATGGGGTTGATCCTCAACGATTACCGCATCCAGCGCCGTGACGAAACCGTGATCGGCAAGACTCTCGGCATTACCCACATGGCCCAGCGGCAGGCCATCTTCCAGACCGGCGATCAGGTCGTCAACTGGATGGTGCAGGGTCCGACCATCGCCAAGAACCTCGACCGTACTCCCCAGAACATGGGCGAGAACGAGCGCGTTCCGTTCTGCGGCATCGACTACATGGTGAGCAAGAAGGCTGACCGCAGCCGTCTCGACCAGGTCGTGATGGATGACTGGGGCCGCGTCAACCTGAAGGAACTGGATTACTTCCAGACTCCTGACGGCAAGTACATCTTCGAGGGCCGTTCGTCTGCCGGAAACGTCAAGACCAGCATGAACTTCTTCCTCGTCTCCAGCGAGAACACGTTCTGCGCCGATCCCGGTGCTGGTGGCATCATCTCCAGCCTGACGATTCCGACCGGCATGTAATTCTCCCCCAACAGCAGGGCCACTTCTGGTAACAGGGGTGGCCCTGTGTCTTTCAAAGGCAGCATGGAAATCCCTAAGTCAATACAGCGAATGAACGACCGCATCGGGGCAAGCCTTGGGCGGAATCCGCACGGTGAACCCCTGTACAAATGGGTCCACTCCGAAGACTTCTGGCACTGGATGCGGGATATCTCCGGGTACGACGAGGTATTTCACCCGTTCGACCCGGTTGAGGACAAACAGACAGTGGCCGCGCATGAAGTGGCGATGGCGGAATATCGCGCCGCTGAACTTGCATGGGACTACGACCGCGACGAGAACGGGCCAGTCTGCCCTGTTCTGAAACGCAACGGCATAGTCACGATGGAGCCGATTTACAAGCGGCGGAAGATGATGCCGCACTACACCGATGTTTGGCTTATTGCCCACTGGCACGAATCCGAAAGCGAAGCGAACTGGCGCATCAAGTACGGCGCAGATGCTCTCTGGCCGCGTGAGGGGTATTGGACCCCGGTAAACGCTTGGGCCGAACAGGGGCAACTTCCGACCGAAACGATGACGGACAAATTCATCGAACTCGTGAAGATCCGCAGGGCAATGACCTCCGCCGATCTAGCGAAAGAAGGGCAAGACATTCAGGACCGCATCGACCGGCACCGGGAAGCGGTTCAGGACGACATCATTGCGGACGCAGTCCCGGCATTCGGGGCTATCCCAGGCTCCCGCGATTGCGGAGTCAGTTTCCCCAAACCCGGCGTTGACTACGCCGTAACAGGAGCAGCATGAGCGCATCAACCAGCAGTTTTGACAGATTCACCGCACGGACGATGACCATTGCCTCGGTCTACCCGATTGAGTGCAAGGCCATCCGCGATTACGGCTTTACCCGCGACGGCGGCATGACGGAGTTTGTTCTCCCCGCAGCGAAAAAGGGTGAGTACACAACGCTCAAGATTTGCGACATGTTCCAGAGGATTCAGGACATCGACGCAATGACGGCGTCGGGGCGCAACGCGAACAAAGAGTTCTTCGTTGAAGTTTCCACCCTCGCCGCCGATCTGCATACCCATTGGGCGGTGCAGCGCATGGGGACCGGCAACGGCTTCCGCCCCGGCATCATGATTATCGCTGGCGACGAACCGACTGCTGAAGAACTTGCCAGCATGAACGCGATTCAGAAGGGCTACTTCGAGGGGCTGTTTCTCGAAGGTCAGGCTTACGCGGAAAAGCACGACTTCAAGCAGATCAACGAAATCCACCGCGCCGCCGCCGTCTGGCTTGGCCTCGATGCAAAGTGGGTGGCGAACATCGGCGAACAGCACGTTGGCTGGAAGGAATGCACCGCGTGCTTCGAGAAGATCAACGCGCTGGCCACGATCTGCAAGGTATGCCGTTCGCCGCAGCCTGAGTTCGACGCTACGCCTGTCGCTGAAAAGCCGACGCGCAAGGCTCCCGGTCGGCCTCCAATTGCGCCTCCGCTGAAGCCCGCTTTCGCGTAAACCGACATGGTCAACACAGTATCCGAAGTCTTCAATACGGCGCGGGCAATGCTGCAAGGCGGCGACACCAGCGCGTCTATTGGATTCTCCAACACGCAAATGCAGCAGTTCTTCAACGTTGCGTACCCGGAACTGTGGCAGATCATGGTACAGGCTCAATCCCCGCGTGTACGTCGGGAGTTCTTCTACGTGGTCCCGGCGTACACCAGTTCTGTCGATCCCATCGCCATTGGCGTTACGGACATGGCAGAACCGGAAGAGATGTTTGAGCGCGGAAGCCTCACATCTGTTCCGATTACTTCAACTAACACGGCATCGCCTATCCAGGTGACCGCAACCGCAGCGCACGGAATCGCAACCAACTCCGATGTGACCGTTAGCGGTGTGGCGTCAACGTTCGCCCCGTGGGGCCGCTGGTTCTGGACTTCAACCGGGTCAACTACCGGGACGCTCAATGGTTCCGTCTCTGACGGCGTTGCTGGCACGGGTGGGTATCTCGTCACGACCAACAACGTGTTTGTGCCGATGTGGCCGCGACGTGATGAATGGACTGACCGCCCGCTGTCGAATCGCCTGCTGGACTGGGGCTGGCAGGACAACCTTTTGCAGTTCCGGGGGGCCAATCAGGACGCGCAGATTCACTGCTACTACTGGGCCAGCGGAACGCCGCCGACGAACGTCAATACCACGCTGAACATTGACGACTGTATGGCCTTTCTTTCGACCAGAGTCGCCGCGCTTGCGGCTGAATCTCGCGGGTGGTACGTCATGGCCGACCGCCTTAACCAACGCGCTCTGGGGCCGAAAGGTGAGGCCGATGGTTCCGGTGGCTTGCTTCGGTCGTTCCTGAATATTCAGGTCCAGAACCTCCAGCGCAATATCTTCATCAAGCCCGCGTTCCGGTCGAAGGCTGGCTTGAGCATCACAGGGGACTACATCTATGGAACGTTCACCTACAGCGGTGGCGGTGGCGACAACGTGAGCGGCTGCAATCGCACCGGCTGGTATCGAGTCCCGATCACCAACGGCAACGCAAACGTGGACCTGACGCAGGGCGACACGCAGTACATCGCGTTGACGGGCAACACCACGATTTTGAACTACCCGAGTCCGGTGGATTTCTCTTATCGGCTCGTGATCGACCAAGACGCCACAGGTGGACGTGTTCTGACGTTTGGCGATCAGTACCTTGATGTCAACCCGAATGACTTCAGCGGCGTCGGCACTCCCGGCAATACCCGCGTCATTATCCAGTTTTCCGTTAACACCGATGGAGATTCAGTCATCTCCGGGGCAATCACAGGACCGACTCCTTTATGAGCGTGACACGCGGCGCAAGCCAGATTTACTGCACTCTTCCGACTGACGTTCGCAGCAGTGTACAGGACGCACTCGATGACCTGTTCGCGACGGTTCCCGGCTTCATCTCCGCGCCGATCAGTACCGTTGTGGATGACAACTTCTATAACGCTTTCCCTGGCTGCTGCACGGCGGCTGACGGGACGATTGTTGTTGTCTACTACAAAGGCACGCTGCACATTTCCAGCCCCTCCAGCCTGTATTCCCGGCGCGGAACGCTGAACGCGGACGGCTCGATTACGTGGGGCGCGGAAGTCCTGATTTACAGTTCCGGCACCGCGAACATTTCGACCCGTGGTGTGAACGTCATGCGGATGGCGAACGGCTATCTGCTGGCTTCCGGCTGGTACTACAACACGGGGACGGCTGAATCCACCGGGTTCGGCTCAGTGTTCATCTCGACTGATTCCGGCCTGACGTGGGGCGCACCGATTACAGTCGGCGGCTGCACTGGCTACGTCAACATTCAGGGCCGCGCCATTCAGCTTGAAACCGGGCGGCTACTGCTCCCGGTTTTTGGGCAGGATTCGCCCTCTGGTTTGCTGGCCGCACGGCTTCAGTATTCCGACGACAATGGCGCTACCTGGGCGACTCTCAGCACGATGCTGACGGGCAGCAACTCCATCGAGGTTTCGATTGTCCAGGTTGCCAACGGAACCATTGTCGCCACCTTCCGCGATCAGGCGTTGAACGAAATCGGTGTTTCGACCAGTACGGATGACGGCGTGACGTGGTCGGCTTACGTCAGCAAGTTTGCCGGGGCATCTCCCGCGCCAATGATTGAACGGCTGGACGGCGCTATCCTCACGTCCTACAGGTCATGGACGGACCCGCTGTATAGCCAGATGGCGTTGCGGGTTTCCTACGATGACGGCGCAAGCTGGACCTCCCCGGAATACAGCATTATCAGCGCGTCCGCACCGGGCTTTGAATACTCGGACTTCTGCCAGCTTGATAACGGCATCGGCATGGTGTGGTGTGCGCAGGAAAGCACGACCTCCTCAAACTGCTACTTCACGATCCTGCCGAACAACTTCGGCACGGTCCCGATAACGCAATCAGCACAGGGCTTTGTCAGCAAGAACGGCGATGTCGTGTTGCAGGGCGGTAACGTGTCGTTCGCTGCGGTATCCAACAGCACCGCCAAAATCTGGATGCCAGGCGTAACGACTGCATTGGGGACCAGCGGTATCGAGATTTTCCCTCATGCAAAGTCCGCAGCATTTGGCGCAGGACTTGGTGCCTACGCCGCAGCGAATCCCACGTATCCGGGTGTGTCATTCGCGGGGACCTCAACGGGCGGGTGGTTCGGCGTTTACGATACCTGCGACCCATCGGGTAACCCTCGATTCCGCGTTTTCAACGCCAATCACGCTATCCTCGGCCCCGGCACTGCGAACCCGCTGGGAGTCACGAACGAGTTCACTGTTCGCGCTCCTAACTCCAGCAATCAGGTAGCGTTCAACGCTCAGGGGTGGGTAATTGTTGACGGCAGCAGCCCTGCATTCTATGCCATCTGGAACAACGGCGTCCGCACGATGACGATTTCTGCCCAGCGCAACGGGGGCGACAGCGCGGCTGATTTCATTGTCTCCCTCAACAACGGAAGTTCGACTAACGAGCGCCTGAAGGTTGACAAGAACGGCAACGTTGGGTTGGGCGGAAATACGACCAACCTTGTCGGCCTGACCAAAGAGGCCACTGTTTCCGCCACATCGGCAGGGAATCAGGTTGGTATCAACCTTCAGGGCAATATCACGTCAGGGACAAACTCCCCCGGCCTGTTGAGCTTCTACAACAATGGCACGCGGACGGCGGCGATTACGGCCCCCAGAGAAGGCGCTGACGGCAACGCTGGCATGGAGTTTTACGTTTCTGACGGTGGCTTGCAGGTTGGTCTCTCGCTGGCGAAAACCGGGGCGGCCACCTTCCGCACCAACGTTCGCCTGACCCCGCAAGTGTTCTCGCAACTGCCAGCAGCGGCGGCTGGGAATGCAGGGACTCAGGCCGTAGTCACCGACTCGACCACGGTTGTCTGGGGCGCAACCATTACGGGCGGCGGTGCAAATACCGTCCTCGCGTTCAGCAACGGCACCAACTGGACCGTCGCGGCCAAGTAAACGACTTTGCAGTAACCGCCCCGCATGGCGGAATCGTGCGGAACAAGGAGCAACACAATGCCTATCTCTTTCTGGCCTGCCCTCCGGGCGCGGTGGAATAAGACGCAGTACGGGTCTGTCTACAGTGGGCCTCTCGCAGATATCGCAACAGACAACGGCTTTCAGGATGCGGTAAAAGATCCGAACGGCGTTGCTGTCAATGCGATCCAGCTTGCGGGAACCTCACGCGGACGGCTCAACCTCAACAACGCAAACGGCGTTTCGGTTAACGGTGCGCTTTCGACGGCTGCGGCACCCACGGTCACCCCGACTGGCGGTTCCGCCTCCACCTGGGCATACAAGATCGTTGCGCGGATGTCCAACGCGACGGCGGCGGCTTCGTCTGCTGGTCAGACCACCACTGGTGGCGCGACCCTCAGCGGCACGGTCTACAACACGGTGACCTGGGCGGCGGTTGCGGGCGCAACGTCCTACGACGTGTACCGTACCACTTCCGCCTCCTCTCCCAGCACGACCGGGTATGTCGCGAACATTCTGGCGTCTTCGTCCACTTCCGGCACCTACACCTACGTCGATACCGGCGATGCTGGCGATTCGCGCACCGCGCCGACCGCGAACACGACTTCGGCCCTCGAAGCCCCTAAGTGCTTTGACATCTCCGTGATCGGGCTGGCTGCTGTGCAGAGCACCACAATCACCAATGGCGGTACTGTTGGCTCCACTGCGTACTCGTACAGTGTTTCGGCTGTTACCGCTGCCGGGACCGAAAACGGGACGGCGGCTGCGGCTTCCACCGCGACCGGGAATGCCACCCTTGACAGCACGAATTACAACATCATCACTTGGGCACCTGTCCCCGGCGCGATCTCGTACAACGTATACCGCACCGCTTCGGCAGGAACGCCCGCGACCACCGGCCTCATCGCCAACGTGGTTGCGACCACTTCGGCTACGACCGTTACCACGAACGATACGGGGCTGACCGCTTCTGGTTCTGTCGTTACCACTGACACGACCGGGTCGATCACCGCTGCCGGAACCAGCACTTTCACGTCGCTGAAACTGTCGAAGATTCTCGACACCAACGGCAACCCGGAGATGCTGTTCACCGCGACCGCTTCGGCTGTCAATGGCGTTGTCCTGACAAACTCCGCAACGGGGAACCCGGTCACCCTGATTCCCGGCGCTTCGTCCGGTTCTGACACCAACATCGGGTTCACAATTCAGTCAAAAGGGACGGGCGCTTTGCGTTTGGAACCCGCTGCGGCTGGCGGAACCGTTGTTGTCGGCAAGACCGATCAGACCGGCGACATCGTCATCGGATCTTCATCCGCCACTCAGTCGGTCAAGATCGCTGACGGCGTCGGCGCTAAAACCGTGACCATTGGCGGCAACAATACTACCGGCACCACGGTTACTGTTGCGGCAGCGGCTACGGCAAACGGCATCACCGACACGCTCAATATTGCCACGGGCAATGCGGCTTCGGGCGGCATCAAGGTCGTCAATATCGCGACGGGCGTTCCGGTCACTTCCGGCAATAACCGCGTGACGCTCGGCGGCGGCTCGACCACCAAAGTCACCACCAACGCCACCAACACGTCGTATCGCGCCACCAACTTCGTCACTGCTGCTGGCTCGAATAACGCCATCACGGTTACTTTGACGGATGCGGGCGGCAGCAACATCACTCAGGCGGCTGGGCTGGAAATGCACATTCTGCTGGCTAACTCGCTTCAGGCGGGCGCTAACACGATTGCGCTGAACGGCGCGGGTGCGGCCAACCTCAAGAGTTCGCGTAACCCGGCGAACAATATTGCGACGGCATACGTCAGCGGTGGCGTGATCCACGTCATTTTTGACGGCACTCAGTATCTGGATTTGTCGCAGTAAGAAGGACACGCAGGGCGGGGTTCAGCAATGGACCTCGCCCTTTTTCTACGCCTGAGATCACATGGCCCTCCCTCCTGATTGCCAATCCATTACTATCGACCAGTTCAACGGTGGCTGGGTTCCCTCTTCGCAGGGACTCGACCCGACGCGCATCAACCCCAATAACGGGCGGTTGTCGCAGAACTGCCAGTTCCTGGCTAATCAGGTTTCCACGCGGTACGGTTTCTCCACCGTGTTTTCCCCCTCCAACGCCATCACGTCGATGGTGAACTGGCTGTTCCTCAACTCCACGACTCCCGCGAACTACCTGGCATCCTACGTACCCGGAACAGGCGTTCGTATTGCTGACCTCGCATCGCCTTCGCAGTCCACGTTTATCGCGGAAACCACGGGCACCACGTCCTCGATGCTGCCTGTTGGGCCTCGCCTGTACGCCTCGTTCATGGACGCAAACGGTGTCGGCGTGGCGGCTCCCAAGGTCTGCAAGTTTGGCGGAAGCGCAGAACCACTGTTTGCTCCTCCGATTGCCGCGACGATCACGCTTACCGAACCGCTTGCCGGGGTGGTCACTGCGGGGACGAAGAACTATGGCTACTTGCTGGCAACGCGGAACGGCTACATCACGCGCCCGTCTCCTGCCAGCGACTCACCTACCAGCGCGACGTTTGCACCTGTCTCGTTCACTTCGAGCGGGAGTCTGATTGTCCAGTTCAGCGTGAACCCTGGTGGCCCGTGGCCCTCCTATTCGGAATACCTGATTCCGATCATGACCACGTCGGCCAATCCGAACCAGTATTTCTTCCTCCCGCAATGGCTGAACCAGTACGGCACGTCCGGGTCATCCACGGTCACGCTTGCCATCAACTTCAGCGATGACTACTTGACCACCAACGGGATTGACGCGACACCGTACCTAAATCAGTTGAGCCAGTCTGTTGCCGGGGTTGCTCCGATCAAGCCGTCTGTTATCTCTACTTACGGGCAGCGCAACGTGTACCACTGCCTTGATTCTGCGGGCGTCCCGGTGACGTACTTCTCGGACTCCTCGCAGCCGCAATCGCTGAACGCGGCGACCTCCGGGGTATATCTACCCGGCAATTTGCAATGCCCTGTCGGGTTCGCGCTTCGTGAGGTGTATTACATCCTTGGGCCGCACTGGACGTATGCTGTGCAGGACTCCAATGGAGATCCGACGACATGGGCACAGCCGCAGCTTGTGGACGGCGCTATCGGCGCGGCAGGGCCGTTTGCGGTGTCCCTCAACGCTACACAGAACTTTGCCTGGGTGGCGGATGAAGCAGGGCTGTACCTGTTTCAGGGCGGTTCGTACCAACCGCGTCCGGTATCGTACTGGCAAAGTGCGGACTGGCAGCGGATCAACTTCGCGGCTCCCACCAAAATCTTCGTAGTCGATCACAAGTCAAACCAGCGCGTTATCGTGCTGGCTCCCCTCGACGGCGCGACAACGCCCTCGCACATGCTGGTCTGGGACTACTCGATGGGTACGTCTCCTGAAGAGGTCCAGTATTCCATCAACACGATCAGCGGGTATTCTCTCGGCGCAATCGCGATGGTGCAGAACAACACGTCGAAGCACGTTGAGCCGTGGCTGGCACCGTCCAGCACGTCTTACGGGGTTCTTCGGGAAAACAACGGGAGCGAAGCGAACCCATACCGCGACGTGTCGGCTGCGATTGCCTCGACTTACGAAACCGCACCTTTGCCTCGCGGAATGCAGGGCAACGTGCTCATGCACCACGGCGAGAATATCCGCGTTCGAGGGAACGGGACTTTGTCGCTGACGATTTACTCGCTGGACCAGTCGCAATCGGTTGGCCCGTTCAGCATCACGCTTGCGGCATCCCCTGATAACGAAATCCTTCAGCGGTTCTACCTGCGGAGTGAGTACGCTTCGGCGCGACTTGCAACCAACGCGCTGGATCACTATTTCAACCTTGCGCGGATTGACCACTACTACACGCCGGGGAGTCCATCGCGCTAAATGGGACTGAACACTACGGTTCGGGCACTGCTCACCGGGCGGTCGCCGGGGAGTTCTTCGGTTGATGCGGCTAGAATCCGCAACGCGAAACAGGTCACGCCTACCGATGTGGCGAACGGGGTCAACTCTCTTCAGCGTCAAATTGACGTGACTGTGACAGCGGCATCCTCCACAACGGTGGTGGAAGACCCGATGACCATTACCGATACGGTTGGCTCTGAAATCGGCTGGATCGGTTCCCGCGTCGTCAGCAGTATCTCGTACATCGGCGCATGGTTTAAGACGTTCTGGTTGGGTGGAAGTGGGCCGTCCTCAGCGGTTATCTCGGGCAACTCTTCCGGCGCGGTCATCATCAACGGTGCAACCTTCACGCTGAACACGAACGGCATCACAACGACGATCACCAACGCGACAGCCTCACCGCTGGGCGCAACGTCGCTGAAGTCGTTGGACAACGCCAGTTCCTACTGGTCGGGCACAACGCCGACAGGGTACAACCTCATCGACAACTTGGGGAACCTGTTGGGCTACATCCGTTCCGATGGTGGGCAGGGGCATATCTCACTCGGCAACGTTGCGGGGACGAACAGCATCATCCTGACGAACGGCGGCGGCGGATCTCCGAAACTCCAAATCACGTCTGGCGCTGGAACCGTCATCGTCTCACCGGGCACTCCGCTTTCAGTGTTTGGCAATACGGTCGTGGACTCCAGCCGGGTAATCACCGGGACGGATGTGGTGACGCCGCTGCTGAATGGCGGGACAATCCCGACGACCGGGCCGTTGGCGGTGAATGGGTCCCAGCAGTTGGTATCTGCCACGGCGGGCGCGGGGATCACGCTTGGCGCAACCAGTATCACCAATTCCGGGGTGTTGAGTAACGTAGCTGGCACCGGGATCTCGGTGTCAGGCGCTACGGGAAACGTGACCATCACCAACGCTGGCGTGACCTCGGCGGTGGCCGGAACCGGAATCAGCGTCTCAGGCGCGACAGGGGCGGTAACGGTGACCAACACGGCACCTTTCCCTGCTGGTGGTTTCACGGGCAGCATCCTTCTCATCGGCCCCACCACAAACGGCTCGATCTCAGTTGTAGACGGCATTATCACCGCAGCGGTTGACCCCACCTAAAAGGACTTCATCATGGCAGCGATCACCCAATTCATCGACCAGGCAAAACAGAATCGCGATAGGTTCAATCAGCAGGGCGATGAGATCAACCAGTACCTCCGAGACCGTCAGGGATACTACGACCAAAACGAACGCGCCTATCAGGATCAGGCTGATCTCGCTTACCAGGATCTTAACCAGACGCCGGGGTACAACAGCGTCGAGGCTGGCGGCATTTACGGTGACCCGAATGCAGCGTTCCGCTACTACAACCCGGACATGCTATCAGGCGACATGCAGCAGGGCAACGCTGATGTGTTCAATTCTGCGACGAGCTACGGGCGCGGGATTCGTCAGGCTTCCGACCGCACGGCTACGAATCTCGGTGGCGCGGCGACGGCGGGTAGCGAAGGTCTTCGCGGTGCGGCTTCGCGGCTCGGCGCTGGCGTTACTTCTGCTGCGGATGCCTACGGTTCGGGAGTAACATCGGCTGCGGATCAGGCGGCTGCTACGCTGCGTGCGCCAACGGACGACCAGACAGGCTGGCAGAACGGTGTTTACGGCTATCTGCGGGGCGAAAACGAAGGCGCTCTGGATGAGTACGGCAACGCGCTTTCGTCCGCTACCGACCGCGACAAGCTGGCGCTGTCCCGCGACTTCGCGAAAGACTACGGCATGTCCGATGCCGAAATGCAGGGCATTAAGGATGTTGCCGCGCAGTCCACGGCAGGGCAGTACGCCAAAATGGCGGCAAACGCCAAACTGAGGGCGGCAGCGCAGGGCAACACTTCGCCGGCTGCTCTGGCCGCAATCGAAGAACAACTTGGCAGGGAAGGTGCCAGTCAGGCTGGGGATGCGGCAACCCGTGCGGCAGTGGCGGCAAGCGCCGAACGTGCAAACCGGATTCGGGACATTGAAGGAATGCGGCTTGGCTCCGAACAGGATCTTGCGACACGCGGACAAGCTAACGCGGGCAACCTCTATCAGGGGCGTGCCGGATCAGCACAGAACCTTTCCCAGCTTGAGCAGCAGGGTATTCAGTCCATCACCAACAACCGGATGCAGGGCGCATCTGATGCGGCCCGGTACGGCTATACAGCTGCGGATGCGGCAGGCAAGGCGCGGATGGATGCGGCGGATACCGCAGGGCGGTTTGACTATAACGCGGAAGGTGGGGCGGCTGACCTCGGTTACAGGGCGGCGGCGGGAACCTCGGACGCGGATTACAACGCGGCAGCGCAGGGCGGGCAGGCAGGTATTGACGCCTCGAAGTACATGGCGGGGAACCGTCAGGCTGTCGATACCGCGAATCAGGAAACTGGCCAGCGGCTTGCGTCTGGGGCGGATGCGGCTTCGGTAGCGCGGAATGCGGAAATCGCCAATGCGCGGCGTTCAGGGCAAGCCGACTATCGCGGCTACCTGACGGACGCGACCAAAACCGCGCAGTCAGGCAGTCAGGCGGCGGCGGGGCAGCGTATTCAGAATTACGGTACGCAGTCGAACGCGGTCAACGATGCCACAGGGCAGGGCATGAAAGCGGCTCAGGCAAAGGATTCCCAGCCGGGGATGTTCTCCAAGATTCTGGGGGCTGTTTCGGGTGTGGCTGGTGCGGTTCCAGGGATTGGCACAGCAATTAAAGCTGGAACTGGTATCGCCAAATCTTTTATGGCCGATGGCGGCATTGTCACGCAGCCCACTTTGGCCGTGATCGGTGAGCGTGGGCCTGAAAAGGTCGTCAAAGTCGGCAGCAAGTTCGGTCGTTTCGGTTGTGCGGCGTAAAGGAGAATCATGGCACTTTGGAATCCAGATCAGCAGATGAACGACCAGCCGCAACAGGGCGGTGGCGCGATGTCGCAACAGACGAACAGCGCAGGTGGATGGAAGCGCCCGAAGTTCCGCACGAACCAGCCTCCCGGCAATGAGCCAGGTGGCGCAAACGGGATGTATGGGCGTTTCGGCCAAATGCCCAGCCAGCAGCCCTCGCAGGGTTTTCGTCAGCAGGTAGACGGAATGCGGCGGGGATTTGGTCGGCCTCCGCAGATGGGCGGGAAGCAGCGCGGGATGGGCATGGAACAGCCCGTCGAAGCCTCGCAGTCTTCGGTGAATTACGGCGGCGGAAACCCTGGGTACATGGGAGAGATGCGGTCGCAGGCTATGGCGCAGCCCATGCCGCAGGTCACTCAATCCCAGCCCGATTACTCGCAAGCCAGCGCCATGCCGTCCACGCCTGTCCCATCTGTTAGCGCTACCCCTCAGGTCACGCAGGCGCAACCGGACAGCGTTTCCGCGCAGGCCGCACAACAGGCACCTATGCAGCAGCAAACCGCTACCGCGCAGCCGCAGAACTCATTTGCCTCGCCGTTCGGCAACATGCGGTTCGGTGCTCCTCCTGCAATGGCTGATGGCGGAATCGTGGACAAACCAACGCTGGCAATTTTGGGCGAAGACGGACCTGAAGCGGTAGTACCGATGTCGGGCAACCCGAACGCGAAAATCACGCCGGGGATGATGCAGTCTCGGGACACCTTCCAGACAGGCCCATCGTCGCTGGGGCAACCGCTGCACAGCCTCGCGCCGATGGATGGGCCGATGGCGAAAAAGAACTGGGCAAGATTCGGAGCGTAACGACACATGGCGCAATTCCCGCGATTCCAGAGGCTCGGCATTCAGACGCCGCCATTCCTCCCCGATCAAATCCAGCAGGACGTGGACGCTGAAGATCCCGACTGGAATACCGGCTACGTTGACGCGCCCGGTGTGCCTCCCCCGCCGCCCCCCCCTATGCCGTCCATGAAACCAGGGTCGATGGTTGGGGTGCCGACTCCTCCGATTGAAACTGGACCGCCCGACATCGAAGCAGCGCCAATGAAGCCGCCTGCCCAGATGGATGTGCCGCTGCCTCCTCCCGGCATGATCGCGCCGAAAACGCCGTCAATGCTTCAGGCTGAACTCGACGCGCTGAAAGCCCCCGAACGCGGACCCGTCAGCAAGTGGGCGAAACTCGGTGCTCTCGGCCTCGGTGCGGCACAGGGCTACTACAACGCGGCGAATCCCCATGCTCGGCCCATCGACAACAGCGAAGCACAACAGGCGCTCTTGCTCGGCCCGAAGTACATCGCACAGCGTGGTGAGTACGACCGGAAGAAGAAGGACATTTCCGACCGTATCAAGATCGCGGGTGACGTGGAAGGCGTTGAGTCGCTTGCGGCGAATCGCAAGGAAATGGCGCAGTCGCGGAAAGATGCGAATGAAGATCGGGATACTGCGCGGCGAGTGCAGAACTTCCAGGTTGGAGTTCAACTTGCACAGCAGGGGGCAAAAATTGTCCCCGTCGATTCCCCAGTCACTCCGGGCGCTGTTCGCATCAACGCCAACCCGCTCGACCCCACGGGCAAAACGGTTGTCGATATTGTGCCCAAAAACGAAACCCGCACGATTGCAGACCCGCGCATCGCAGCAGCGCTGGGGCGCAAGGTTGGCGACACGGTTTCCGATGCGGAACACTTGCAGGGGGCAAAAGAGGCTTGGGAACGCGATAAGTCCATCGAACTGAAAAAGCTGGAGTTGGGGGCGAAGAAGGACACGAATCGCAACGAAACCGAACTTCGCTTGGCCGCTGCCGCTGGTGACCCTGTGGCGCAAAAAGCACTGAAGGACATGGCCGATGAGAAGGTCCGCGTGGCGCGGGAATCTCGCCCCGTCGCAGATGGGGGCATGTCTAATCCCGTTGCAAATCGCGTCAATTCCATTGCTGGCAACTTCGACAACGAACCCGCAGTTAAGAACTACACGACCATCCGCGAAGCGCGGGAGTTCGTCAAGTCTCTGGGGCAGGGCAGCGCAGGCAACGCGACCGACGATCAGGGCTTGCTCTATGCGTTCGCTAAGGCGATGGACCCTGGCTCCGTGGTTCGTGAGGGTGAATACGCGACGGTTCAGAAGTACGCGCAGTCGTGGGCGCAGAACTTGGGCTTTAAGGCCGACCGCATTTTTTCCAATTCGCCGTTCCTCACTGACGAAGCGCGACGGCAGATGAAAGCGACAGTGGATAAGAAGTATGCTGCCGCCGAAAAGAATTACCGGACCATTTACGACGAGTACGGGCGTCGGATCGAAAAGGTTGGCGGCGTAAAGAACGGGCGCGAGTACATCACGGATTACGCCAAAGGCGCTGACGCGAATGCTGATGCAGGCGTGGAAACACAGCAGCACAACGGCGTTACCTACCAACGGCGCAAAGGGTCGAATGACCCGTGGGTGGCGAAATGACGCCCTCGACTTTACCCCCTGACTTCTTCGACAAGAAGAATCAGCAGGCACCAGCCACGCTCCCCCCTGACTTCTTCGACAAGAAAAAAGCTGCGCCCGAAGAAAAGACCGCGCTCGGCTTTGCTGGCAACGTGTTTTCCTCTGCCGGGAACCTTGCGGTGAACATTGCGAAGTTGGGGCTTGGCGCAATCGAGAAGCCTGTTCGTAACGTCGGTGAACTCATCACGGGACGCTCCATCGCCAAAGCGCCAGAAGAGGAAATGGTGGATTCCGCCATCGCTGCGCCTGCCGGGATGCTGGAGAAATTCGCGGGGCGTCCGATTGCCGAAGCGATCACCGGGCGAAAGATGGCACCGACCCCGGAAGAGAAGGCTGCTGATGCAGCAATCGCCGGGATGAAGCAGCGTTACGGCGGCTGGCAGAACATCAAGGACACCGCATATAGCGATCCTGTTGGGCTGGCGATGGACGCCTCGATGCTTGCGGGAGGCGCATCTGGCGCACTTCGCGGAGCGTCTAATCTGGCGCGTGGTGCTGAGCTGGGGCGAACTGCCGAAGCACTGGGACGTGGCGCGGAAATCGCCAAAACGGTTGCGACCAAGACAAATCCGATCATTGGCGCGGGAAAGGCTGTGCAGGCGACCCGTGAAGCTGCCCCGGTAATCAAGACTGCCATCGAAGACCGCTTATTCCCCGGCGACCCGCACCAGATGGCGATTCAGGCAATCAAGCCTCGTGCTAGCCGTCTCAACTTTGCCGAAACGCTGAAAACGGCGATGCCCGACATTAAGGCGGCGGAAACCAAGCCCATCGCCAGCGTCCAGGATGCGCTGGAGGCGACGAAGGCGGCAAAGCAGGCGAATCGCGCTGCATACGATGCGTTCCGTGGTCCGCAGTCCGCGATGGGGACGGTTGTGGATATGTCGCCCGTTGCCGACTCGATGGAAGCCAGTATCCCGCACGATCTGGCATTTGAGGCAAGTCAGAGCGTCCCTGATGCGATTGCTGCGGTGGAGGCCATCAAGAACCGGGCGTCAGCGTACCGCACGAAGATCCCGCTTGCTGAAGCGGAAAGGCAACTTCAGGCGGCAAATGCTCGGCTTGATGAGTTCTATGCCAAGTATCCCCGGCAGCAATGGAAGTCTCTGGCGACCAACCCTGAAACGGCTTCGATCTACTCGAAGGCCGAAGCCCTTCGGAACGCAATTTACAACTCGCTGGACGAACCGAATGCTGGCGCGGGGGCGCGAGAACTTCAGTCTCGCTACGGCAAGCTGTTGGAGGTTGAGCAGGAACTTCAGCGGCGGCAAAACGTAGCGGATCGGCAGCAACCACAAAGCCTTGCGCAGCAGGTCGGGAAAGCTCAGGCTATCGGCAAATTGGCGATGGCTGGCGGCAAAGCCGTGATGGGTGACCGCGTGGGCGCTTTGAGTTCTGCCCTCGAAGGAATGGGCGTTAAAGCTGCTTCGGACTGGCTGAAAGAGCAGCAAGCCACAAACGCGCTTCTCGCCCGTGCCTTCCGCAACTACAAGACACCGCAATCGGCATACCCGACTCCCGCTCCGGTCAACATTCGCGGGCTTCTGGAATCCGGGCCAATTCCGATGCCCCCGGTGGCTGACCCGTCTGGAGTTACGGCGTATCCATCGCCCCCGCCGTTTCGCACCGGATTCCCCGCCAACGCGCCGAAGCAACTGCCTGCTGCGAGTTCCCAGATTGGCGTCAGCGGCACGATTGTTCCTGACATCATTGGGCGTTCGTCTCGTGGCAGTGGCTCACCTCGCGCATTGTTGCCGCCCCCGGAATCTGAGTTTCGCGTTATCAATGGCAAGGAACTGCGGGTGCCCAAACCGCAGGGGGTTATTCAGAGAGAAGATGCTCCGCTGTTACTCCCCGGTTCTCCAGACCCATTCCGCCCACCCGTGACACTTCCCGGCGAAGCTCCGTTCAACCCGACAGGCGAGGGGCCGCAGTTCCCGATGTCAAGAAAGCCAGAGCAGGTCATCAAGCCCCGCACTTCGGAATCTCCCATGCGGCAAACGCCTGAAGAGGATGCGGATTTCATCAAGAAATTTCTGATCCCCGAAAAGAAGCCGCGAAAAGGCGCGAAACTGTCGGCGCTAACGGCTGACCCGCTTGGCCTGTTTGGAGAAGGGGAACTGCGCGTATGACATTCGCTGAACTCGGAGCACAACTGAAGCTGGTTCACCCGGAGTACAAGGACGTGCCGGATCGGGAGTTGGGGATGGCGCTCCAGCGCAAGTACCCGGACTTCTACCAGGCAGACGCGGGGGATGACGTGGCCGATGCCGCGCCGAGCAAGTTGGCGGGGAAGATGGCCGATATCCAGAGCGGAGTGCGGAAAGTCGTGTTTGTCGCACGCGGGACAAAGGACAAGGTGAACGCGGCGGACTTCGGCCTCAAGCGGGTCACGCTGCCGTCTGGGGATTACTTCTATGACCCGAAGGTAATCCGCCCACAGGAAATCATGGCCGCGATTCGGGATCACGAAGTCGGCGACCTGATAGCGCCTGTCGCGCAGCCTGAAGCCGAAGCCGAACCGATGGACGCAGAAGTGCCGCAGGGCGAAGAACTTCAGCAGCAGATTGACTCAGCGGGGGATGCGGGACCAGCAGCGCCCACTGATATTCCCGATGTTCAGAACCAGATTGCGGCGGCGTCGAAAAGGCGCGGCGACAAATGGCCGAAACCCAAAGGCCCAGTTAAGTTACCGATTGGAGAATCACAATGAAACGAATCATCGCCAGTATTCTGCTGTTCAGCGCAAGCCTTTTCGGACAGGCAAACAACCCTGTTTACCTGTACTTTTACAACGGGTCCAGCCAGATCACGCATATTTGTGCGGCCAACGCACTCCAGCCGACGACCACCTATACTATCGGCGCGTTGCCTGGAATGACAAACGTGGTGGTTGCGACAAACGTTGGCACCATTACGCTGGGGACCACCGCTTACCTCTGGGTCGGCCAGAGAATTACACTCGCAGGGTTCGTAACAACGGCGCTCAACGCGACATACACGGTCTCTGCTGTGTCCGGGTCCACGGCGACGATCACCACCAGCGGCGTTGCGGATGGCACCTACAACACGTCAGGGGCCACGCTATCAACGACTGGCCCGGTTCTCAACAACTCCGTTTGGAGCATCCAGATTTTCACGTATTCCAGTACGCTTCTGGCAACCTCGTACTTCGCCGCTGGCGGGGTGACTCCGAGTAACCAACTGGCTTGCTCCAATAGGGCGAACTACTAAGGGGGCGATGCGATGAAACTCACGATTTTCCTGATTACGACTGCTCTGTTGATGGCGCAGTCATCCTCAACGGTCAACCCATACCCTCCGGGGACAAGGCTTGTGCCGACTTCAGTGGGTCCAGCGGGCGCAACTGGTGCCACTGGCGCAAATGGTGCTGCTGGGGCGACCGGGGGAACTGGCGCAACGGGGCCAGCGCCATCTGGCACCGGGATTCTGCTCAACCTGACATCCGCCACTCCGTCAGCGTTCCCTTCGATCACGCGGGTAACATCGGCGGTCAACGCCACCACTACGACGCTGGCGAACATTACGGGGCTGACGTATAGCCTCACGTCTGGAACGTACATGGTGATGATTTGGCTCCCGGTGACGCCTTCTGCGGGCGGTGGCACAAAGTTTCGGCTGAATTACACTGGCACGACCAGCGCCAGCAATCTCGGATTGGGGATGGAGCAAGGAACCGGGATTGATCCGCTTGTTCTTTCCGGCGCGACGATCAACACGGATTATGCGGGCAACGTGGCCGATGCGACAGCGGGGAAGTTCACCATGCAGGGAACGTTCGTCGCTACAGCCAGTGGGACACTGACCTTGCAGTTTGCCCAATCGACCGCCAGCGGAACCTCCACGGTCGGCACGGGCGGTTACATGATGGTTTTGCCGGTCATCTAAAGGAGCGCACCATGTCGAAGAAAACGCAACCAAAGCAGGGTTTCTGGTCCCGGTTCCTGCAAGCCTTGAGCATCACGGCCACTGTCGCGCCGTCAGTAGTGCAGATCGTGCGCCCCGAAGACGCGAAACTGGCGTCTGACCTCGGCACTCTCACGAACAAGACGATTGACGCAGCGAAAGGGCCGAATCAGTGAGCGCCCCGTGGCAGTGCCCTGGCTGTAAGGCGTGGAAGGCCGCGCAGGTTGAGGAATGTCGGTGCCAGGCCTCACCCCGAAGTCTGAACCCAATGGACCTTATCGGCCCTGGCATTCCGGGGACAACAATCCCGACAATTGGGTTCCCAACCTGGACGCCACCCGGATCAATCACCGTTACGCAGGCCGAGCGCAGCGGTTGCCTCTGGGATGGCGTGAAGGAAGGCACGCCGATGGCGATGGCGTGCCCATGCCCGAAGTGCTCTCCACAAGCTGTAACGAGTGTCACGTATGCGACCGTCTGGGGGCAGCAGTGAACCGTGACGCTCTGGTAGCGGAACTCAGGCGGGATGAGGGCGAACGCTTTGTCGTTTACGACGACGCCAACGGCAAGCCGATTGTGCCTGGTTACACTGTCATCGGCCACCCCACCATTGGCGTCGGTCGTGCGCTCGACGTTTGCCCCCTGACGCCGAGGGAATCGCTGGACCTCCTCAACAGTTCCATCGACGCCAAACTGAACGATCTGGACAAGGCGTTGCCGTGGGCTATCTCGCTGGATGACGTGCGGTACCGCGTGCTGGTGAATATGACGTTCAACATGGGTATCGCGGGGCTGCTGAAGTTTCAGAACACGCTGGCATTGATTCAGACTGGCAAGTACCCTGAAGCTGCGGCGGCGATGCTCGACTCCAAGTGGGCTGTACAGGTCGGAGCGCGTGCAACGCGGCTGGCTGAAATGATGCGAACCGGGGTGGCCAATGTCTGAAGATTTGATCCTGAAGCTCCTTATCGGCAGCATCTTGTTTTTCGTCTGCGCCCTCTTCTACTCAGAACACCACTTTCCAAATGACGGGCAGTTGTTTCAGGTTATCGCCAGTCTTCTCAGTGGTTTCGGCGGCGCGTTCCTCATGTTCATCAAAAACAAGTTGGGGGTGAGCGATCCGCCAGCACCTGGCACGCGCTCTGAAACCACCACTGTAACGGCGAAAGTCGAGACGCAGGAAGGCGAACAAGGCAAATGACACCGGAAGACCTGCGCGGAATCATCACGGACGGCTTCAACAACGTGAACAAGCGGATTGACGAACTTCGCGCCGACATGGCGATTCACAGGCAGGAGACCCGCGAGGCCATTGCCGCCAGCAACAGCCGTATCGACACGCTGACGCACTGGATGATGACCAGCCTCGTAACTGCGCTGCTGGCGGCTGTCGGGGCGGTAGCGTCATTGTTCCAGCCTCACAAGTAAGCTATACTGGGCTTACTCTCTTCGTCACTCACTCCATGGCCCCGGCTCATCACCGGGGCCTTTTTTCGTTAGAACGCCAGTACCTCCTGAGACAGGCGCTTGGCAGCGATTTCGCAGTACCGTTCCTCGATTTCGATACCGATGGCGCGTCTGTTCAAGTTCTTGGCCGCTACCAGCGTTGTGCCGGAACCCATGAAGGGGTCGAAAATGACGTTACCCTCGCTGGTTGTTTTTGCTACCAAATAGCGCATTAACGCTTCAGGCTTGGGTGTCGGGTGATCTTTGTATTCAGATTGAATCGGGGGAATTCGAATGATGCTCGATTCCCTTTTGCCATTAAGCGGCCCATTATTGCGTACCTGAATTAACTCCCACGAAAGCATCCAGCAGCGTTCTGGATCGCCGCCAAACCCACCGTTCGGACCCTTGTCCCAAACAAGATGCTGTCTCCAGATTCCCGACCACGGCCTCATCGGAGAAGCGAAGGCCAGCGTAGGATACCTGTTCAATTCCGCCAATACAAACTCACCGCATTCTGACGAATGATCGTTTTGTATGCTCCAATCGCGAAAGCTGCGCTGTTTTCCCGCCGCGTGGTTAGCCAATGCAATTCCATACGGCGGGTCGGTCAGCACCAAATCAAACTTCGGCAGCGTCGGCAAAATGTCTCGGCAGTCGCCATGATAAATCGTAATCCCGGCGTGTTCGTAGTACGGTTTCATGTTCTTCCTCTCTTCCTTCTGTTCATTTCGGCTTCTGTCTTTGTAAAGCAAGGGTGGTGAACGGATGAGCGAAGGCGCACGAAACCTACTACCCCGATTTCGCGCAACCAAAGTTCAAGCAATGGCGGAGCCACGTTTTTCACTTCGGCGGACGCACTTCGAACTTTGGCGGCGTCTGCCTGTTCCTCTTCTGATCGAGCTGGATTTTCACCTAACGATCCCCAATCAACGCTAACGACGGTGGCGGTTTGCGGCTCTTGACATCATGCCGCGAACCAGAAGGCTTTCAGACCTTCTTCATCCCCGGCATCCCCATACGCCCGGACATCTCAAACCTGATAACGTATGGACGGCTGCGCCTACTACGACCGTGCTTTTGGTTTGAATAGAGAACGCAGGAATCTGCCTGGTGGATCGGGTTACCGAATTGTTGGCGGGTATCGAACATTTCTACTCACAAACGGTTGTGCTGGTTGGGTGGTGGGTGAGTAGTTCCACCACCCTCGGCCAGCGTTCCGTTGCGGGAGCAACCCCGCAAGACCAAGATATCATGAACAACGAGACGAATCAACACCTTGTAAACAGAACAGAACGCCCCGATTCCGCGGTTAACTCTTAAATAAGCAACCGTAGCGTTTTCAGTAAGTTGCGCCATTTTCGTTCCAGCCTGCGAACGAACGCCAAAATAAGGCAAACGTAAGCGCAATTCCTGCTACCCTGCGGGCATGACCGTCACCGCCGCACTGTTAGCCGTCGCGCTGGCATCCGGCGTTACCGCCCTCGCAGCGTGGCTGGAGCGGCGTCGGGAGGTTCACCATCTGGAGCGGCTGCGAGATTCGCTGGCGCGTCTGGATTCGCTTGTAATCGGGCAGGATTCGGGTGGATAATGGAAGCACCTCGCCACCAAAATGCACCTCCAGAAAGGGGCAACAGTAGCGCAAGCGGCGGGGGTAAACGGGAGAGCAAATGAGACCTGAAGAAATAGAGAAGATGGCAGCGCAACAAAATTGCAGCAATCAAGCATGTGACGGCGGTTATGCCAGCGGCCTATCCGGGGCGCGCGGCATTGACCGTGACCAGCATTTACTTGGTCGCATCCAGATGCAAGCGGAACAGGCAGAACGTGAATCTGCGCGGGCAAATGACCTACGGGAGTTGGAGTACTTGCTGAAGGAAAATCCTGTCACGGCGCGTATTCTGGATCTGCTCGGAAAGGTGCGGGGCCTATGACACCGAAGAAACTATACGACCTCTGGACCGAAACCGTTGGCGGCGGCAAGCACGGGCATCCGCACTTCGACAACCTGGACGATAAGGACCGATTCCAGTACGCCCGGTTCCACGAGCGGCTGACGGCGCACTATACCGCTGCGGAAGCGCCGATACCGCCCCCTGACGATCCGAATGGTGGACCGCCGACACCGTGACGATCCCCACGCCGTATCAAACTGGGCTTCTTCAGGGATGGGTAGATTCTTTACTAACCGCAGGTAATCATTTAGCCGTCGCGCTTTCTGATTTGCCTGCTGGGTGGGAGCGATGGAGCGAAGATGAAGTCCTCAAGCGATATGCAGGTAAATGGCAATATGATGTTTGGATGGCATGGAAAACGGCTATGAACGTCTCAAAAGAACGTCGCCGTGAGTTTCCAGAGGACTTTTGATCGCCCCATACATTGCAATCGCAGCAACCGGAACCCCCGCCGCCGCAAGGTTAGGCGGGGTTCTTCGTTGGTACCTGCTCTGGGAGGTTGTATGGACCTGCGGACTGAAACTGGCGTTCATTCACTTTCAGCACTGGGATGAGAACGCGCACCGCATGGTGTGGCCGCTGTATCCGCGCATCTGGGCCGTCGCTGAACCGCTCGGCATGGTGTTAGCTGGCTGCGCTGTTCTGACGCGCTGTAAGCCCCGCTGGTGGGTCGCAGTGCCGGCGCTAGGGATACACCTCTGGGCAAGTGGGTTTGCCGACCGCTGGCCCGGTTTCGCGCTCCACGGTGAAATCCACGCCGTAGCCTTCTGCTGCCTGCTGTTTGGCCTCGCGCTGATCGGAGAACGCAAAAACGCCGCCGTTGCCGTTCTGTTCCTCGGCACTGCGGCGGCGCTCTATCCTGTCCCGTGGCACCCCGCTATTCGTGGGTGGCTTATGTACTTCCAAAGTACGTGCTACTGCTGGATTGCGCTAACCACGCGCAGACACAAAGACACGATGTTGCCCCGCTACCTGCCCCACTTGTAGCTCACGAATATCGCCCAATTCAACGAGACGGTCAACGCAAGCCAACTTCTCCCACGAACTGCATAACGGGCTTCCCTGCATGGCCTCATGCATCCTGACGGCTCCCGCTTGTTTCAGGAGACGCAAAACATGGTCGCGGGTGGCTATTACGGCACGCTGCCCTTTATCGGTCATTAGTGACTTTTTCTCTTCTTCGTAGTTGTACATTTTGGTCCTTTCGGTAACTCCGATTTGGCGACCGCGCTCAGAGTAGGCGCGAAATCTTTCGGCCCCTTTATGGAGGTGCCGCTACCGCCCGCCCGCATGTTCGCGGACTGGAAACTGGCTAAAAGAGGCTCCCGGCCTTTTTTCGACAACCTTTGGAACAATATGCATAATCGCGCCAGATTGCAATGGTCCATCTTGGGCACTCGTAGCATGGTTGAACTGGGAACCACCACAGCCAGCGTCTCCAGCATCTTCGCATAGTATTTCTTGGTCGTTTCATTTTTCTTCTTTCGACATACAAGAAGGACAATCAAAGGCGATGTATTGGACAGGGACCGAGTTTGGCTTTACAATTCTGCATCCTTTCCCATTGCATACCTTGCAAAGTTCCGCCCGAGTTGCGTCTATCGCAGATCGAAGATTTTCACCAACTGGAGTAGTGCTAGTGTTGTCATACGTCCGCACAAACCAATAATCGTGTTTGTGCTTTGGCATACCGGGGAATACTCCAAATCTGCTTGACTCCAACCAGTCCAGCCGATTTCTGTCAAGAGACAATTGCCGTATCGTCGCCAGCAGCCGGGGGAAGGCGTTGTGCAGAGCCGCGATGGACTGCATGTTCCGCTCTGTTTCGGGATTTGAGTGAACCGGGACGGCAACGGTGTAATGCCCGGTGTCGGTTTTCGCCTGAACGTGCGGCTGAATCTGGCATTGAGGAATCAGCAGGTACTCCCACTGTCCTTCCGTTGCCTGCTGATACACCCGCTCCAGTTCCGCCAGTTCGGCCTCGCTCAGGATCTGGCTCATTTTGCAACTCCCTTCACCCTCGGCTTATTCCAGTACGGCGACCCGCACCCAGGGCACTTCTTCGGCTTCCCCGGCTTGCGCGGGTACCAGGCGTGCTGGCAGCGGTTGCAGATCAGGCGCTTCATGCGACGTCCACCCTGTACACCAATTCAACGGCCACAGCGTCCGGGTCGCCGTCGTGCTCAAAGAACCTTCGGCCTGATGCAATCGCGTGTTGCAGGGGGCTGTCGTCTGCCGATAGCCGTTGAACGTGGCGTTCAGCGGCGGCGAACAACTCTCCCACGGTTAGGGTAACGGTAATTGTGCTTTGTGCTATCATAGCTGGTACCAGTATACTGGTATATCCTGCGCTGTCAAGAGCACCGTTTCATTCGCCCCAAACAACGGCCTTATAGTCGTGCTTTTGGCATGTAGAATCCAGTACTCCCCAGATCAGGTCGTAGATATTTTCTTCGGCCACGCAGCCCCGCGCATTCTCCAGCATGAGGGCGTACAACATCTTCAACCGACGATTTTGTTTGTTGCTTATGCCTGATCCGGTCGGCCATTCGCCATCATTCGCGCTCATCATGCACAGGGCGCTGTCACGCACATCCAAGTAAAGAAGTGCGGCGGCTTCCAGGCGTTCCAGTATCAAGGCTTCAGCGCCACCTTTCGCACGCAGCGCATCTATCTGTTGATTGCTCCACCCTGCTCTCATTTCGCCTCCGCCGCAATGTTGCGTTCCACAATCTCCTGCCCTTTAGATCGGGCGGCAAACAGCGGAGATAACGGCTTGGGCTTTACAGCAATGACGACCTTTGCCGATTCCGAAAAGTATGCTGCGGAGCACTTGGGGCAACCAAGCCACCATGAGTAGTAGTAGCCACCCTTACGCGACTTCGGCGGCGTGTCATGCTCCCTGTGAACCACTGGCGTTTGGCAATGGCGGCATGGATCGCCAACCTTCCTTATCTTCACTTTCGCCATTAGTTGACCCTCCGCGTGCCGTCGTAGTCCCAGACTTCAGAAGCGTCGGGGATGTATTCCCTCACGTCAGCTAGTGCCGCTTTTTCCGCAATAGTACAGGCAAACCACGCCCATTTTTTAGGGCCGCCTTCAACGCCCCGCCTGTACCCGCGAACATCGTGAAGATGGCGAAGTTCCTTGATGACCCATTGGGGGCTACGTCCATTGGCCGCGTGCATTACAGATGCGACAACTTCATCGGGAGGATAGTCGCGGGCCATCGGAGTTTTCATCCCTGACCAGTACTTCGCCAGTGCAATTCTGACTTCAGCGGAAACGTTAAGAACTCTCCTCGGGAGAGAAATATCATCGGCGCGCTTCTTTGGAAGTGCGCAGTCTAAGTCTTCTTCTATTCCAGAACTTCTATTCAACAACCTCTTTTTATCGGACGAATTTGTCCGCACTAGACCGGACGAATCTGTCCGATCAGATAGGACGTTTTTGTCCGCTCTCAGTGATTCAGGTGGATGAACAGCGTATTCGGAGGATGATCTGGTGCGATTCCATGACACAAGGCCAACGTCGGAAAGCTCCGAAAGGTAGCGCCGAATTTGCCGCGCTGACCCGGCTCCGATGTTGTGCGCCAGTGTCTCATGACTCGGATTGCAGCGCCCGCTCGCGCCAGCGTAAAGGCGAAGCCGACCGTACAGGACTTTTGCCTGAAACGATAAGGTACGGCTTTCCAGTACAGGAAGAGGGATCTGAATGTGCGTTAACCCAGACGGGGTTGAGGGAACCACGGTACTCTCGATTCTGGATTTGGCTGGTTGGGGATGGCAGGAATCGAGTAACTGCCACCCCGCCCCCAACGGTTATCCGTGTCGGTTGCAGGCCGACACCCTCATTTTACCGCGTACTTGCGCATTTCCGCAAGACCTGATAACGTGAAGTTCAGGCGCAGACCTCTCCGACTGCGGCCCGTCTTCACTCCTCCCGCTTGCGGCCCCTGCGCTTACCCGGCACTGGGGCCGCTTTTTTGCGTTTAGCCCCACATCACCTTGCCGTGAAATTATTTTAAAGATTTTGCTTGCATTGCCTGGATTGCGGATTTATCATCAGTTCATGAGCAGCAAGAAAACAGCGGAAACGGTGGCGGTGACAGTTCGACTCCCCCGCTCACTGCACAAAACGATTTCTGAAGAAGCAAAAGCAACTGGCGTGAAATTGTACGTCCAGTACGCAACGCTTCTTGCAAAAGGGTTGAGGGCAGCGTAATGCTCAACCTTCTGGGCTTTCTGGCCAACGTCGGCGTTCTGGCGTTCGTCGTCTACCGGGCGAAGGTGGCGGCATGAGCACAACAAAAATGGATATATATTTCGGCACAATTGATGCCGCCATCGAAAAGGCACTTGCGGCGGCAACCCCAGACAACGCGATGGAGTTCGATTTTAACGGCGTTCTGGTGACAGTCAAGCACGGTGATGATCCCGAAGCGATTCGTCAAAAGTGGAGCGCTGACATGGACGCCAACCACAAGGCTTGGTTGGAAAGCCCCGAATATGCAGAGCAGCAGCGGAAGCAGCAGGAACACGACGCGCATATGCAGTCTCGGCACTTGGTTGAGTCTGCTAAAGACGAGGCCGCAATGCGCGAATCTGACGTGCCGACTGCATGGACAAGCCATCAACTTTCCGAATACATCGAATCTCTCGTGGAGCGGGAGCACGATTACGGGTCGGCAGTTTATGCCATGAGCATGGCGGCTGTAGCGGCTTTTAATTATGTTGCGCATCGCGAGGGCGTGACTGGATTTCAGGCAAGTTGCGCCGATCTTGACATTGTTCGGCGGCGGCGGCGGATTAAAGGTCCGTTCATGTTTATCAATCTGGAAGACGCGCTGTATCCCCAGTACGACCTTCACGAGAAGGTCGACGAGATGCTGACCAAAAACGCGGACTGGCTGAAGAAAGAAGCTGCGAGGAAGTTGGCAGAATCATCCGGCGCTCACCCTAACGTGGTTGCTCACTGGAAAAGACTGGCAGGTTCCAAATGACCTGGCTTGCGGAGAACTGGCAATACCTGCTGGCGATTGCGCTGATGACCGCAGCGGTTTACTTCGCCACGGGCATCGAGATTGCGCCGAAGGATTCGGACGAAGGGGGATTTCTGCCGTGATGAAGGCAATCGGCGCGGTCCTGTTGACCGCAATCGCGGCAAGCCCGTTGGTGGTGGTGTGCCTGTTTGGAGGGAATTGATGATTACGCCGGGAGAATGGAAATACGGTGTTCGCGAAGACGGCTCCATGTGGCTTTCGTTAGGGAACCCGAAAACAGGGCCGCACTACCAAGGAGATTTGTCGGCGTCAAAGGAAGACGCCGACCTGATTATCGTCGCCCAGGAGCTTGCCGACGCGCTGAAGGAATGCGCGGATGACCTTGAAGCTGAATTGAAGGCGCGGTATCCGATTGCGCACTTGGCTTACCCTTCCCAGAAACTCAAGTATGACCGTGATATGGAACCAGTGTTGAAAGCCCGTGCCGCGCTCCAGAAAGCAGGTGTCGCATGAGCCAAAACATTCCAGGCGTCCCGATGGGGGCCAAGATCGTGCGGGTGGCTGTCGGCGGCGATAACGTGAAAGAAGGCGAACCGATCATCACCACGCTTGGCAAGATTGAGCCAGCCAACCGTTTCACGAAATCTGGCGTTGTCGTTGCCCCCTCGAACCCCTACGGCAAGTTCTTGCACGAGGTCGAGGCCGACATCAAGGCGGCGGGTGAGGTAATCGACCATTACGAACCTGAAGGACTGACGCAGGGCGACCGCTACTGGGCGCTGGACGGCACGGTTGGCGTCTATGAGCACGGCACTTACGGCGGTGGTCCACGCTTCATCCTGAAGCCCCGCAAGCGCCGGGTGCTGGTGGTGGAGTGCGAGATTGACGACGGAGGGTGGGCTAGGCATCCAGGCGGTAGCCATATGCGGGCATTGGGCATGGTGGATGAATACCCGAACATCTACCGCATTGAGGAGCGTGACCTGTGAGCCGGTACCACCACTACGAGCCAGCGGACGGCATCGACGCGCTCCCGTTGAACTGCGGCCACCAGCACCCCTGCGCGATGCGTTGCGAGGACTGCGGGCACCAGCACTGCCCCGAATGCACGCACCTGAGCGCGGACGGCATCATGATCTGCAAGCGGTGCGCCCCGAAGACGGTCGCGTTCCTGAACGGCGAGATTGAGGTTTTGACCGCGCACCGCGACTCGCTCCAGAAGTGGTACTGCGCCGAGTTTGTGAAGGTGCCGACGATGGCGGTCGCCCAGGCCATCATCCGGCACGCGGAGGGACTGTGACCTACCTCGCAACCGTGGACGCAGAGGTGATCCGCGCCGACAGCGAGGACGAGGCGCTGGAGCGGATGCGGGAGATGCTGCGGCTCAACGCCGTAGCGGTGAACGTGGTGGAACTGAAGGGAGAAGGGGAAGAATGACGATTACGTTTAACCAGGCACAGCTTGGATCAATCGTTGATGTTCTGTACTTTTTGGGCAGCGCGATCATTTTCGCATCCGTCATTCGGGGGTTAATGAACCGATGAGCACCGAACTCGCGAGGCAGGACGGGGCGGCGGTAGCGCAGCAGCAGTCGGCAGTCGAGATGTCGCTGGAGTCGCTGGCTATGCAGATGGCCACGAACCAGTCTTTCGACGCTGAAAAGATGGTTGCGGTTCTGAAGGAACTGCGTCAAGCCAAAGCAGAACAGAAAAAAGAGCAGTTCTTTGAGGCGTTGAGGCGGGTTCAGGCCAGCGTTCCTCGTATTCGTAAGAATGGCATGATGGACCGAGGACAGGGCAAAGGCCAGATCGCCTACGCCAAACGTGAAGACATTGACGCGGTAGTTCGGCCTTTGTATGAGGCTGAAGGATTTAGCGTGAACTGGGATGCTCCGCGTGGTGATGGCATGATTCGCGTGATCGGACGATTCACGGCGTTCGGGCATACCGAGGAGCGTGAATGGTCTTGCTCTGCGGATACGAGCGGCGGGAAGCAAAACCCGCAGGCGGCTGGGTCTACCATCTCTTACGGCCAACGCTATCTGACGAAGATGTTTTGGAACATCATTGAGGAAGGCGAAGATACCAACGGTGCGCCTCCTGCCACGGTCGAGAACATCAAACAGGAAGAGGCCGACACGATGCGGAGCAAGTTGGAGGAACTCAAAGCCAACATTCCCGTATTCCTGACCCTGTTTGGAGTGAGCAAGATCGAAGACCTGAAGCAATCGCAGGTAGCCGACGCATGGGCCAAGATTGAACAAAAACGGCGGAAAGCGTGAAGATCCACAACGTTCAACAGGGAACATCTGCCTGGCTGGAATTGCGCAAGGGAATCCCTACCGCTTCCATGTTTGACCAGATTGTTACTCCTGAAGGGAAGCCGTCAAAGAGCGCAGAGAAGTACATGCACCACTTGCTTGCTGAACGTGTGATCGGTCGCCCAATTGAGGGGTTCAAGTCCCGCTACATGGAACTGGGCAACGAGTACGAAGCCAAGGCTGTTGCCAGTTACGAGTTCTTGAACGAGGTCACCACATACAAGGTAGGGTTCGTAACCACTGACGACGGGCTGATTGGGTGCTCCCCGGACAGGTTCATTGAAAACGTGATCAAGGGCGGATTAGAAGCAAAGGCCCCGAGTCCAGCGGTACATGTTTCGTACCTGATGGCGGCGTTAGGTGCCAGCCGAGAGTACAAGGTTCAGTTGCAGGGGCAGATATGGGTCTGTGACTGGGACTGGGTCGATATCGTTTCCTACTGCGATGGATTTCCTGATGCCAATTTCCGAGCGACCAGAGACGACAAGTTCATCAAGTTGATGGAGAAAGAAGTGCGGGAGTTCAGCGAAAGACTGGAAGATGCCGCCAAACAATTCAAGGCGCAAGGATGGCTCAAAGTGAAGCAGGTTGAAGAATCGAACCCGTTCGGGATCACCGATGAAGACAAAATCTGGAAGTCGATGCCGTGGCAGGAGGTGACAGCATGACCCTCGAAATCGACATGGAGGAAGCGTACCTGCTGCGTGCTCACCTAGACGGCCCGTACAAGTACCGCAAGCTGGTGCCCGACTTCTACGCCGCGCTGGACAGCGAAATCGGAAACGAGAACGAGCGGGCGCAGGAGCGGGTGGATGAAGCGTTTTACGGCGGCGATGGGCCTGATGTGGCGTATCGTGCGGCGATAAAGGACGCGGGAAGGGGAGGGCAACTGGGATGAGCGACATCAAGATTGGCGATAGCGTCTGGTTCTTTGACGTGAATCGTCGGGTGTACCAAAAGACTAGTGACGGGCGCTCTTTTGGCTCTCCGATCTGGCGCGAACATTGGGTGAAGCGCGAGGTTATCGGAGAAACATCGCGGTCGTGGCTGGTTGGGTATAAGCACAGACCTGAAAAACTTCCTAAGTCTGGGAAGTGGCCGAATGACTGGGTGCTATCTGAATCCGAAATCAATGATCGCGAATGGGTTGAGGACCACCGCCACCGTGTGTCAAATGCGGTCTATGCTTGCTACGACGCCGCAAAGCTCCGCAAGATCGCCGAACTGATCGGCTACGAGGAAAGCAAATGAGCGTTGTGCGCAACGAAGACGTGCGGGTAGCGGTCGCGAACCTGCGTGCGGACCTTGCCGAGCAGTACGGGATTATCGACGCGCCGGGGCGGAATGAACTGCTGCTCCAGATCGAGGCGGCTGCGCGGGAACTGAGGCTCGGGAAATGAGCACGCTGGACGACCAACTGCGCGAAGCGTTGCAAAAAGCCAAGAATTTGCTGGACGAAATTGAGTCGCGCCGTCCGGTTGAGGCTCGGACTAATCCGATGTGCGAAATGTCGAAGCGGGTCGGCGGGTGCCGCGTATACATCAAAAATGCAATCGACTGGGCGGAGGAAATTCGATGAACCGCTGGCAGGGCAGGTCCAAGGCCAGGACGCGCCACGTTCCGGGCACGATGAACAAGACCGAAGCGCGGTTTGCCGAATACTTGCAAACCCGTAAGCTGCTCGGGGAAATCGTGGCATGGGGCTTCGAGGAGACCACGCTGAAGCTGGCAAAAGACTGCCGTTTCACCCCTGACTTCTGGGTGCTCAACAACGATGGCGAATTTGAGCTTGTGGAGGTCAAGGCCGGGAAGTGGGGGAAGGCGAAGGACGATACCGGGGCAAGTGTTCGCACCGGGAAGACGAAGCCACTGATTGAGGACGATTCGCGGGTGAAATTGGCGGTCGCCGGGGCGAAATTCCCGTTTAAATTCACGCTGGCCTATGAGGACAAGGGCACAAAGCTGTGGATGCAGGAAGACTTTTCGCAGTGGGGAGAGCGCAAATGAAGATCGAAGATATCGGAAAGTTGACAGAGGCGACAGGTGACCGCGATGCGATTCACGTTGCGGTGATTTCCGTTGAGGCAGCAGACAAGTTCTGGCCGGGAGACAAGGTTGCTGTTAACGCCAACAGCACAGCGGTAAAGCCAGGGAAGGATAACCCCGCGATTGGGGTGGTGGACCCATTCCTGTCGGTTCCAGTGTACGCAGAGGACAAGTTCTGGCTATTTCTGAACCCGATGTCCACGCGGAGCCTTCGCCATGAATGGGAGCACCCATCGTTTCCTGCTTCCCAGAAAGGCGATTGGCAGCGGCTTATCGGGATTGCTGCCGAATACGGCCTGAGCGAAGACGCCATCAGAAATAGCCCAGTGCATAAATGGTGTACGAATGGCGAAAACAACCTTTCTGATGAGTTTTGGAATCTGTATCAGGTGCTTACCGGGAAAGTTGTTGATTCTGATGATCGGTGGGTAAGTTGCTCATGCTGAAGACGATTTTGGAATCGAAGCACTGGCACACAACCGACGACGAACTGCGGTTTCTGGCCGACCTCGCACAGCGGGGTAAGCACGAGGAACTGGCGCGGCTGCGCGACCTGTACGCCTCGCCCACGCACAGCTTTGAGGGAGAAGGCATGGACGTTGACAAGCGGACGGTGCTGCGGGCGATTGTGACGCATTTGAGCCGGAGGGCGGCATGAGCGTCATGGCAACGTACACCTGCGACCAGTGCGGGCGCGTGAAGGGCGAGACGAATCACTGGTTCGCGATTCAGGAGATGGGCACACGATCAACGCTGATGCCGACCTTTCGGCTGATGGGATTTGGCGATTCCGGCTCCGAGTTCATTCACCTCTGCGGCGAGGCTTGCGTGATGGCGCGGGTGTCGTTTTGCTTGCGGGAGATTTCCGCGAAGGCCGATGAGATCGAACAGTCCTGCGCAATGGAAGAAGAGGATGCTGCGCGTCTTGAAGTCGAAGGCGTGGTGGGGCGATGACGAGAGCGGAACTGGAGCAGGTACGGAACCACGTAGCAGCGGTACGGGGTGGATTGCGGCATCACGATTTGTGCTATCCGGCAAACTGTTCGTGCGGGACAATAGTTGAGGCGAACAGAGCGGACAAAGCCATTGCCATCCTCGACGCCGAACTGGCCAAGCCAGAGGTGCGGGAGTTCAGGGTGTGTTACGTTTTTGGGCCGAAACTGAACCGTGACGGATTTGGTGAAGATGGACCTTGGGATGACGAGGTTCAGGCAACGGCTGTCTTTAATGCGTGTTTGGCAATGCCTGAGTATTTTGTCGAGCCTGAACTGCACTCAAGGGTCAAAGGCACCCCCGCTGGACCGTGGGAGCCGCTGGAGGTGAAGGGGTGACGCCGACAGATCCATTCATCGAGGCCATCGCCGAAGCCGTGGCGAAACGCCTGTCCATCATCATGAAGCCGCCAGCCGACCAGAAGTTGATCGGCGTCAAGGAAGCCGCGCCGTACATGGGGCGCACGGCTCCAAGTTTGCGCGGACTTATCGCGTCGGGCGAAATCCCCGCGAAGTGCATCAAGCGCATCGGGAGCCGGGTGTTTCTGGTGAAGCCGGAACTGGATGCCTGGATCGACGCGCAATGACCCTGACTAGAACTAAGCTGTACAATTCAGGGATGAGCAAAGAACGTTGGGGCGAGGGGAATACCTACCTTCGCGGTAAGACCTATTGGATGCACTACCAGGCTGGCGGAAAGACGCACCGGGAAAGTTGCAAGACAGACAGCGAGGCCAAGGCGCGGAAGATGCTGCGTGCGAGGCTGAACGCAGTTGACCGGGGCGAAGTGGTCGGCGCTGGCGTCCAGAAGACGAGCGTTGCCAATCTACTGGAACTGCTGGTCGAGGACTATCGGCGCGAACAAAAGAGCGTGGCATGGGCAAAGATCGTGCAGAAGCATTTGCTTTCCGTTTTTGAATACCACAAGGCCACAAAGATTGGCACGGCCCAGATTGACGCCTACATTCTGAAGCGGCGAACTGACGGCGTTGGCAACAGCACGATCAATCGGGAACTTTCCCTGCTGCGTCATGCGTTTTATCTGGGAAGCAGGACGGAACCGCCGATGGTGGCGCGGGTTCCGAAGATTCCGAAACTGGCGGAAGGGTCAGCGCGACAGGGATTCATTGATGAGACTGCGCTGGATGCGCTGGTGAAGGAGTTGCCTGTGGAAGTCGGCCAGGTTGCGCGGTTTGCCTACTGGACCGGGTGCCGCAAGGCTGAGATGCTGGGGATGCGGTGGGATTGGGTGGACCTGAACGCGGCGGTTGTGATGCTCCCAGCGTCGATCACGAAGTCCGGCGAGGGTCGAGTGCTCCCGCTCGTGCCGGAACTCGTCGAACTTTTGACGGCGATGAAGTCCGAACGGGATGAGTATTTTGCACGGTGCCCGTGGGTGTTCAACCGGGCCGGGAGTCAGATCCGCGATTTCTACGCTTCGTGGGCGTCAGCCAGCGAACGGGCTGGTCTGAAAGGAATCCTGCTCCATGACCTGCGCCGGTCGTTTGTCCGAAACGCTGTCCGGGCCGGGATCGCGGCAGAGTTGGGAATCGTGATCGGCAATCTGAAGCGGTTTCCCGGTGACCACAAGGCGCACGAACAAGCGCTTACCGAACTGATGGAGAAACTGAAATGACCCCCGAACAACTCGCCCACCTGACCGACGCCGAGCGCGAGGCGTGGGAACTGTGCCAGAAGGCTACGCCGGATCTGAAATTGCGACAGTTATCCGATGGGTTGCCGCGCACTTATAAAGGCGAGGACTATGAACACACGTTTGAACCCGAATATTTCAAGTACGTTGATGGGCAGCAGGTGTTTTGTGCGGCTTATGACGTGGAAGGTTTGAATACTTTAGGGAACTGTGAGTGTAGCGCTATGGAGATGGATAACGCTGCGTTCGTGGTTTGCGCCCGAACCGCGATTCCCGAACTCATCAAATCTCTGGTAGATGCGCGAGAATCTGTAGCCCAAGCCGTAGAGGGCATGAATTACCATGCCGGGGTTGCTCTTGCATTGAGCGAGTCGCTTGCGGAACTTCGGGGGGCTGTGGCAGCGGCTCCGTGCGGGAAAGAGTGCGTCCCTGACAAAAACTGGCATTGGCCGGACTGCTGGAAATCGAGGTTACCGAAATGACGAGCCGAAAAGCGTGCAGCGACCAAATTGAGGCCCTGACCAAACGTGCCGAGGCGGCAGAGGCCAAGCTGGCGGAATGCCCGTGGTGCTCAGTTGGGGAGAAGCCGACGCTGGAAAAATGGCGTGAGGCGATTGAGGAACGAGATAATCTTCGGGCCAAGCTGGCGGAAGCGCAGAAGGACACGGAGAGGCTGGAGAAGTTGATTGAGGTGGCAAGCAACGCCCGGTATCCGGCTTTCGACAAGGAAGACTTGGCGTGGGAGATTCTTGAACTGCTGCACTTCAAAACGACACAAAACGGGATTAGCCACGACACACCGCGTGCGGCCATCGACGCAGCCAAGGGGAAGGTATGAGCGAATTGATACGTGGGCTGGCAGATTCAGCCAAAGCGAAAAACGACGAGATCACCCGGCTCCGCGCCGAACTGACTGACATAGCAGCAGATCGCGAGAGATTTATTGCGATGGTGACTGAGGACAAGACAAAGCTCCGCGCCGAACTGGGGCGGGTAACCGGGCTGGTACTGGACGCTCACGGTCAGGCGCTGCCTCCGAACTGGGTCTATAGCGACACGCAAACGACATTGGACCTGTTGGTGGCCGAGATTACAACGCTACGAGAGGAGAAAAAGCAGGTGGAGCGGGAGCGGGACGCGCTGCGGGAGGCGCTCCAGCAAATTGCTGACGGTTGCGTCAAGTGCTTTGCGGAGGGCGTACCTTCGGGTGACTATGAGCCGACGCTGGACAGAGCACTTGGGAAACGGTCGGCGTGGGCCGTAGCTGGAAAGATAGCCAACGCCGCACTGATTGCCAGCCCGCAACCGCCCGCACCTGACCCTGCGCCGGAAGGGCCAGAGTGCTCCATCTGCGGTGGTCCAGTAAATCACAAGGGAACATGCGGCGGAACCGGGAGGGCGCAGTGACGACGATCAACAGCCTTGCCGACTCACTTCCGACTAACGAACAAATGGCTGAAGAGTTGAAGGCTGGCGGGTGGCGACAAAAGCGAATCGGCTTATGGATATCTCCCGGTGGCTCTCTCTATCTTGGCCCATTTCAGGCATGGAAGGCTATGAACGGAATACTGATGCGCGAGGGGATTTTCGGAGATGTGCGATGACGCCCTTCGTGTACAAGTTCCGCCGTTGTTTCGGCTGGCTTCCGCTCCAACCGTGTTGCGCGTGTTCTCGCTGGTACTGGGGCGGTCTACCGTTTGCCGGGTGGCAAGCATGGATGCAGGAATACTGCTCAAAGGAGTGTCATGACCGTAGTGAACTGTAAGGCCGACCTTGATTGCCTCGTAGCGACATCGGCATTTTGCCACGAGCCGCCACTGTCGGAGCGTCGGGAGATTCACGAGTCGGGCGCGTGGCAGTGGGTATCTGATCCGCCGCTAAGGATTACCGATGTTGGCGCATTCAAGGGCCACTGGGAACCCGCCCCGTTTGCGACCTGTCCTACGGCCAGCTACGCGCTGCGCCAGAAGATGCGGGAACGTGATTTTTCGGTTCGCCTGTCGGGCATCAAGGAAATATGGGTGCAGGTATGGGATACGAATGGCCCAGTAAACGAAATGGGTGAGGCATTTCATTCCAACGAATGCACCGCTGTCGCCCTGGCCGCCCTCCGCGCCCTCAACGTGGAGTTTGAGTTGGCGGAAGGGTGGGACCAGCGATGAATAGCTTTACCTTCGACGCCAATTTCAAGACCCCGGCGCTGGTGCTGAACCACGGGCCGAGGCAACGCCCATGCGCTTGCGGGTGCGGCACGGTGTTCCTGAGCAATTCGCCGAGCCAGAAGTTGCCGGGTCACCAGAAGAAACAGAAGTCAGGCGCGAGACGCCGAAAGGAAGCAAAATGATCCGTTATCACGGCTCACCAATTACCCCAGATTATGCAGCACTCGAAACATTGAAGCGAGGTCATGCGATGGTCTCGTTCGCGAACCAGCAGCAACTTCACCTTGCGTTTGAGAAAGCTCAGGGGGTCGCACTCGACAACGGCGCGTTTACTCTCTGGGGTAAGGGCGAAAAGGTTGATGCGCAGGCGTATCTGGAATGGGTAATCCAGTGGCGCAGGCACCCTGCTTTCGAGTGGCACCTGATTCCCGATGTGATAGACGGAAGCGAGGAAGAGAATTCCGAACTGATAGAAACATGGCCGCTTGACACCGAAATCAGCGTTCCGGTGTGGCATCTTAACGAATCGCTGGACAAGCTCGGATGGCTGATTGACGAATACCCCCGCGTGGCATTCGGTAGCGCCGGGGAGTTCGCGCAAATCGGTACACAGAAATGGTGGGGGCGGATGTCCGAAGCGATGGAGGTAGCATGCGATTCCGAAGGCATGCCAAAAACGAAACTTCACGGGCTTCGGCAGATGGACCCCGAAGTTTTTTCGGTGGTTCCATACCACTCGGTTGACTCGACCAACGTGGCGCGAAATATTGGTATGGATAGTCGATGGACAGGCTCTTATGTCCCCCCGTCGAAAGACGTTCGTGCCTTGTGTATTCGTGACATCTGCAACAATCACGCCTCGGCTTGGAGATGGAGCCGCGCTGGTGTGCAGCGAAATCTGGAGCTACTCGGATGACAGATGCGCAGCAGAGGGTTTACGCGATGCGTTTGAGAATGCCGCCCGACATGCGGGAACGCGTGGACGCCATGCATGCGGCGCTGAACCCGAATTGGGTGCCGTGGGAGGAGCGCGGGTGCCGGACGCAGCCTGGGCGCTGTGTGCCGCTGGAAATGGCACCGGAAGCGCCGGCCGAGCAGCCGAAACGCGAAATCCGCCCGGACTACGTTCCTCAGACCAAAACGCGGGTCGGACTGCAAACAGGCAATCGCCGTGAGTTGACTGGGATTGCGCCGGAGAAGGTTGACCGGAATACCTGCCCTCATGAGAAATGGCAGCAGCAGGGCAGACCGGGGACGAGGCTGGCAGAATACGAACGCTGCACGCGATGCGGCAAAGGCAGAATCATTGGGCGCGAGGCTAAGGCACCGGGCAAGCCCCGCATCTGTCCTAAGGTGTCTCCGCAGGACTGTCCCCATAAGCCCGAATGGCGCAGCGTGGTCAAGAAGAATGGCAAGCAAAACGAGAAGTGCAAGGCGTGTTTGACGGTGCGGCTGTCGCTGGATGAAATCACGCCAACTGGGCCGAAGAGAAAGGCAAACGCATGACGATCACGCCGGAAAAACTGAGGGCCGAAATCGCGGAGATAGATCAGGAAATCGCCATCCTCCGGGCGAACCGGGCTGAGATGCAGCAGCAGTTAATGCTGTTGGGCAGAGCCGAAACTCGCATCGCCAGCGTGCTGGCAAAGTCGCCGGAACCGATGCAGTTGAAGAAGGTCGCCAACGACACCGGACTGAAGATGGTTACTGCCCATGCCGCGCTTCGCAAGATGGCCGAGGCTGGCACGGTCAAGCGCGTTGGGCATGGCCTGTACCGGGCGGCGGTGGCAGCATGACCTGCGCCGAAGCCGACAGCATAAAGCAGAACGGTCCGCAGGTTGTGGTTGAGCGGCTGGACGGGGTGGCTCGGGTGATCCTGACGTGTTCCGTAGACCAGGCCGAACTGCGCTGCGCCCGTCAGCTGGCAGAAGGTCACCCGGAGCGCGAGGGGCTGAAGCTCGGCATGGGCGACAACTTCAGCGAGGAGATGGAGATTATGTACGGATTATTCACGAGTTTCGGGGAGAGCGGCGCGGCAAGTGCCAGAGCATGTGGGCCTCGCAATGCGGAAGCGCTGCCGCCCGCGTCCCCAGAGGTAACGCATGAGTAGACGTGTCTGCCAATTTTCTTGCGGTGCAGCTTCTGCGGTCGCCGCCAAGCTCACCTTAGCGCAGCACTCAGATGTGGTGATAGTTAACGCTTTGATTCGAGAGGAGCACCCTGATAATCGACGGTTTGCATCTGATTGCGAAGCGTGGTTTCGGCGTCAGATTATTGTGCTACAGGATTCAAAATACGGGGCGTCAACCCATGAAGTTTGGCGCAAAAAACGATTCATCAAGGGGTTGCGTGGCGCTCCGTGTTCAGCAGCATTAAAACGTGAGCTTCTAGCTGGAGTGTCACAGCCGGGAGATATTAACGTGATTGGTTTCACGGCAGAGGAGGAGGATCGCGCTGACAGGTTGCAGGATAGCTTTCCTTCGGTCAAATACGAGTTCCCGCTGATTGAACGAGGCCTTACAAAATCAGATTGCCTAGCGGTAATTGACCGGGCGGGGATTGTCCTTCCGCAGATGTACCGTATGGGGTACGACAACGCTAACTGTATCGGTTGCCCCAAAGGCGGGATTTCATACTGGCAGTCAATTCGGCGTGATTTCCCTGAGCAGTTTCATCAGATAAAGGTAATCCAAGAAGCAATTGGGCCAGCCGCCAGCTTCTTGAGCTTTCGGAGCGGACCACGCAAAGGGGAACGAATGCCGCTTGCTGAACTCCCACAAGGGGTTGGAAACATGGCGATGGAGCCAAACTTTTCCTGCTCATTTGCTTGTGATATTGCAGAACAGGACATAGAGGCCGAGCATGACTGACCTGTTCGGTCCCCCGCCGCTGGACCAGTGGCCGAAAGACCTGCGGTTCCTGTACGAAGAGCGCTGGGCAATCCGGTGGGAGGCGGGGCAGTATGAGGCCGAGGCGAAAGCTAAAGCGTTACTTGAAGTTTGGGAGGCAAGATGAAGCAGAGGAAACCGACACCGGAGCAACTGGCCGACGCGCTGATTGAACGCTTTGGCTACGCGATTGTGCCGCACCTTTACGGATGGGAGCCACAGGCCAACAGTGCGGTGACGGAGATTTGTGGCGGCGCTGTTCCGACTACTAAGTACCGCTGGAACGGCAAGAGCACTCGCGCTATGTGGGAGCGTCAGTTTCAGTTTATACGCGAGACTTGGCCGGACTGGGATCTAAGCAACGTTCCGCCAGCGACCGAGTACAAGTACTTTGCAAAAGCCGTGAGGGCGCAGAAATGAACTACGAACCGATGCCCGAAGCCGAGGTGCTGGCCCGCGCTGAGGCGTTCGACCCGCTGCCGACAGTGGCCGAGATGACGGGGAGTTGCCCTGATGCGCCACCGTCTTCGACGCGGCAAGCGGCTATCATGCGGCTGGCTCTGGAGATGATCGTGGCGCAGTGCCGCCGTTACGATTTGGATTTAGACACCATTCAGCGCACCGCTGAACAGGCGCTGAGGGAATGCGCCTAAGTTGTTGAAAACGTGATACAATGGAATTGTATCGGGTAGCTCCCGGTACATGGACAAGGCAAACAACCCGGTTGGCGTCCTCATCCCGCGCCGACCGGGGCCTATCTCCAAATTTAGGGATGACGGGATGAAAAATGGCAAACACATCAGCGCAAGCCGCGCCCAAGAAACGTTGTAGGCACGAACGAAATAGTTGGTTAGTGGCGAACTGTCGCATTGAATGGTGCTATGTTTGCGGCGCATGGCGGTACCTGAAGCAGGTTTCGCCAAATGGGTATACCCGCGCCGATCCGCCACATGACAAATGGAACAAACCGTCTGGCGACCCGAAGGTGAACCCGGCATGAACGCCTTCCTGTTCTACGTTGACGACTGGCTTTCTTCCAAGCACATTGAACTGATGGACGCCGCAGAGGAGCGCGGCTACCTTCGGCTCCTGTTGCGTTGCGCTAAGGAAGAGGATTGCGGAATTCCATGCGACGACGCGCAACTTTCTATCATGTCGATGCTTGGCGCTCAGTGGTGGAAACTCACAGCAGACAAGACACGGCGCATTGCCAATAAGACCAGTGGCGAAAAACTGCGCGAGTGCTTTGAATTGCGCGGTGACAGGCTGTATAACCTGCGTCTTTTGAAGGAGTTCGAGAACCAGAAGCGCATCCGCGAGGAGCGTCGAATAGCTGGCCTTAAGGGCGGCAGACCAAAAGCAAATGGAAACCAATTGGTTAGCAATAGCTTAGCAAATGATAACCAAATGGGTAAGCAAACGGAAAGCAAAACGAAACAAGCCCTAAGCCCTAAGCCCTTAGAAGAACTTAAAACCCCTGTAGTCCCCTTGCCTGAAAAGCGGCAAAGGCAGCAGAAGGTTTCTTTCGATCTGGTGGAACCGCCTGCTGACTGGATCGCGTATGCGGTGAGTTACGGGTGGGATCGCTCACGGATTGATCGGGAATTTGAGAAGTTGCGGCGGTGGGCGTTCAAGGAAAACGTAAAGCGTCCGGGGTGGTTGAAGACTTGGGAGGGGTGGGTGGATCGTGCCGAAGAAAAATTTCCAACTTCCAAAACCGAACTGCTCCCGCTGAGTTTCAAGCCGCGTCCGTCGATCTTCTCGAAGACGCCCGAAGAGTTGGAAGCCGAACTGGAAGCGGAGGTTCAGAAAATCTATGCTCGGCACTGACATTGTCGCCCGATTTGGTTTGCCGCTGGCGGAAGACATTGAGCGCTGGACGTTGGGCGCGATTCTGGCGTCAGAGACTCCGAGCGAGGCGTTTCAGCTTGTGGTCGGTGTGCTGGACCGGGACGACTTCGGAATCGAGAAGCACCGCGACATTTTTGCCGCGATGCACCGTCTAGAATCTGCCGGGACGATGATTGACCGGGTGACGCTGTTTCACTCGCTGGTGGAAGCGAAACGTGCCGACGCAGTAGGTGGGTTGACCGGGATTTTGGAACTGGAAGAAGGGATGCCGCGCATTTCCGATTCCAATCTTACGGGCTGGATAGCAATTCTTCGCGAGAAAGCGGCCCTGAGACGAATCATTACGGTGTCTGACAGGGTAATTCAGCGGGCAATGGCTGGCGAAGCGTCTGAGGCGATTCTGGCGGGGGCGGATCTGGATCTTTCCGGCATCTCTGACCAGCAGAACGAAACCGAGTTCAGATCACCGGGGGAGATCATGGCCGAATACCCTGGTGGGTGGCAGCACATGATTGACCCTCCGAAGGGTGGTGCGGTTGGTGTTCATCTGCCGTGGCAACGCCTCAGCGAGGATCTGTGCGGGCTGAAACCAGGCGAACTGGTGCTGGTCGGGGCGCGGCCCGGAATGGGCAAGTCTATTTTCGGGATTCAGGCAGCTCACTACGCGGCAAAGTCTGGGATTTCGGCGGCGGTGTTCTCGCTGGAGATGACCGGCGAGGCGCATATCAAACGGCTGATTGCTTCCGAAGGCCGGGTTAACTCGCACCTGATGCGACACGGGCAACTGTCGCACGACGCGAAGATCCGGGCGCGGACGGCGGTGTTCTCGCTGAACGATATCCCGCTCTACATCGACCAGCGGACCCACAGCACGTTTTCCATTCGGCTGGCGGTAAAGCGGTTGCAGCGTCGGTTGAAGAAAGACGGCAAGCCGCCACTGGGGCTGGTTGTGGTCGATCACTTCCACTTGCTCGACCCGATCACACCACGCGAAGATCCACGGGAAAAGTTCAATCGTTCGGCGGATGACCTGATGCGGCTGGCGAAGGAGTTCGGTTTACCCGTTATGGTGCTGTGCCAGTTGAGCCGAAAATGCGAAGACGAACAGCGGGAGCCGATCAAATCCGACCTTGCGGAAACAGGGAAACTGGAACAAAACGCGCATGTTGTCGTGTTTCTGCACCGCCCGGAAGTGTACCCGAAGTACCGGGAGCGCGAAGACCTGCGCGGGGTGGCTTACGCGATTATTGCGAAGCAACGCGAGGGGCCAATCGGAAGTCACGAGCTTGCGTTTGTGAAGGAATTTCAGAAGTTTGAGCAACCAGAGGAGCGGGGTTAAAAACGATGATGGTAGCGACGATTGGGAACTGGGAATTTAGACCGGAGATGCTTACACTAACGCACAGCGTTTCTGGCTACGAGATTGACCTGGAAGAGTTTCACACCAGCGCGGAACTGCTGGACATGATCTTTCAGGTCACAAGAAAGAGATGGGCCACCCCGGAAGATTTGGGGTCGATGCTGAAAGCGTTTCAGTACGTTCTCCAGCCGCAAGCCAATTACTGTGGAGGTGGCGCAGATAGCCGCGTTGAAAACGTTCGGGAGATGGTAGAAGGCTGGATCATGACGGTTGACCCGGCAGAGATGGCGCGGATGGCCGAATCATGAGCGCCAAGCCCCTGCACGCGCAACTGGCCGAGCACGACGCCCGGAACCTGGCCAACGCGAAGCGGATACTGGCCCAACCGGAGAAGGAAACGCCGTTCAGCCTGGATTGGGCGCGGCGAGTTTTGGAGAGGCTGGAGGGGAAGCATGGCAAGTGAGTTCAGGTACAGCAACACGCGATACGGGTTTGAGTGGGGGCCTGCCAAAGTTGAGCGGACCGCAAGCACCCCGAAGTGGGGCGTGGTGGCCAGCGTTGAATCGAAATCGCATTTTGTTCAGGTGCGGGTGACGCCATCCGGGCAAATTCGGGTTGGAGAAGTGGTGAAAAAGGCGCGGCTGGTGCCGCAGAAAGAAGGCGTATGACGAAGGCAGAGAAGCGGCAACAGGAATTGCGCGGCATCCTGATTGCAAACGGGGTTCGGAACTTGAAGGAGTTCGGGTACGGTCACGTGGACGAATCGAACATCTTGACCGACGCGCTGTACAAAGCCATGTTTCAGGGCAATCTGGAGACTTGGGAGAACGAGCAGACAGGCGAAGTACGCAAAGCGGCGATCGGGCTATTGCGCGAGATTGGGGAGCAGATATGAACGAGAGCGCGACGGCGCGGCTGGAACGGTGGCTGAAAACTCATCGACGAGCGCAAGTCGGGATAAAGCGACATGCCAAAGGCGTATACGTGTCATTGGTTTGGGAATCGCGTTTTGAGATTGAGGAACAGGAAAACGTGGCCAACACCCTCGACGCGGCGATCCACGCGGCACTGGATGCGGCGGGAGCAGAACGATGAAACCGCGCCGCACAAAGATGGACTGGGTTAAAGAGCAAGCCGCGACCATCGCCCGACTTGAGCGCGAACTGGCCGAGGCGCGGGCCAAAGCCGGGGCGCTCGACGCGCTGGCGGGGTGGATGGAGGATACATCGGACCCAGTCGAGTACATGTACCACCGAAGCGGATTGTTCCGTGTGCGGCTTATGAGTGGCGCCCCAGAATGCGGAATAGCCGACACCCTCCCCGCCGCGATCATGGACGCGCTGGAGAAAGCGAAGCGATGACCAAGCAAGAAATTGAATCCGCCTTTGCGTGCCAGATTTCAGACTTCGCATGGCAGTGCATGTCAGATCAACAACGGCGCGAGACGGAAAGGCAAGCGGGGGAGCGGTGGTATCGCGTGATCGGGTCGCGACTGTCCGATGCCGCATGGGTGACGCAGCTTTCAGGGTTGCCGCAAATAGCCGCCGCAGCCTCGCGCATCAACGCAGCCGCCGCGATGTTGCCCGGTTCCGGCTCTTGGCTGAACGGCGGGTCAGAGCCGAACAGCAGGTGAAACCGGGCGCGTTCCAGCAGGTGCAGCGGGTTGCGCTTAACG